ATGACGGCAATAAGAGTTGTAAGACAAGGCAAAAAAGGCAAAACCGACCGGCTCCCCCTGTATGTGGAATTTTATATCAACCGTGAGAAAATAAGGATCGCGGTAAGGTTAAGTGTCACCTCCAAAGAATGGGACGAACAAAACGAAGTGATAAAAGGCCGGGACAAAGAAAGTAAGGATAAAAATTTAATCATCTCCAATATCCGTTCACGAGTAAGCGATATATTTGTCCGTGCCCGTCTTAAAAATGAGACGCTGACAAAAGAAAGTTTCTTCCGCCAGTATAACAATCCTTCCGATTTTGGTACCTTCTTTGATTTTGCACGGGTTTACCTCAAACAAATTAGCAAAACAATTTCTTTCGGTACCTGGAAACATCACGTTTCTATCATCAAGAAACTGGAAACATTCGCCCCCGGCCTTGTATTTTCAGAGATTACCCATGAATTTCTCCTGTCTTTCTTTGCATATCTTCGCAAAATAGGTAACAAGGATTCTACGGCATGGCGTAACATGGCTACTATCAAAATATATGTAGGTGCCGCCATACGCGGTGGTTATATGGAACAGGACCCGTTCGCGGCCATAAAGATACGCCGCCCCAAAAGCGAAGTCGTATACCTGACGGAAGAAGAGCTGCTCCGCCTGACCGCCTTGTACCGGTCCGGCCGCCTGGAAGAATGTACCCAGAACGTACTTCGCTTTTTTCTGTTTCTCTGTTTTACCTCTTTGCATATAGGCGATGCAAAAGCATTGCAGATAAACCAGTTCATAGGGAATGATCTTCATTACACACGGGGCAAGACCAAAATACCGGTAACTGTACCTTTATCGGACCCGGCACGTTATATCTATGAATATTATCGGGCCGGACGTACAAAAGGCAACCTGTTTATGAACCTTCCCACGGATCAGGATATAAACCGGGTACTGAAAACTATAGCCGGTAAAGTAGGAATAACAAAGGATATCAGTTCAAAAACCGGCCGGCATACATTCGCTACCCTGTATTATAAGAAAACACATGATATCGTAACACTATCCCACCTTTTGGGACATAGTTCTATAACTATGACAATGGTTTACGCACATGTTCTGGAGGATGAACGCGAAGTGGGAATACACGCCTTTGATGATATGTTATAACCCCAAAAGTGAGGGGGAAACGTGTTTCCTGCTTCCCCCTTCGCTTTTCTACTCCAACGTATAAACGCTCCAGTCTATCGCCTTTTTAAGTGCCCAGCCTTCCTTTTGTGTCTCCTGTATATGTTTCACGGCACCGGTGTAAAACTCTTGTAGTTGTTGCATACTTGCAAACTCGTAAAACGTCGGGTTGTCTTCTTCCCCGAGCTTGAAAGTAACAGGAAGGTTTTCCCCGCCTGTCTGCAAGGCAAGATCGTACGCCGTCTTATAATTCATCTGGTTCTCCATGGAAAGCCAAACTTTCAGGCCGTTCCATACGTACCCGCTTTCGATCGTGTCGGTTATCTTCCGGTTATACCATTCATTAATAACCGCCTTGATTTCTGCCAGTGCGGGTAGATGATCGAACGTCTCTTCCATGTAACTACGTTGCACTCCTTCTGCTGTCTCTGTTTCCTGGTAATCCCACGTAATACGCCAGATTCCCCGGCGGCGGTTGGTACATCTTACCGGTTCCGCCTTGCTGTCTGCATAAATTCGTATCATTTCAAGTAAAATGTATAATTATCAATCCTTTTTCACTTACTTCACCTTCGCAATGTGCTTCAAAAGGCAGTTCTCCGTCTCTTGCCGCTGATTCACAAATGAAAAGGGTTTCCTCCAGGCTGGTAAAATACTTTCTCTCCTTGCCGTCGAGTTCCAGCTTTATAACAGTCCGGTTTCCGTTTTTCGTCGGAACATCCTTTTCATAATCAAGTACGATCACATCCTTGTTCATCAGTTCGGGCGACTTGATCCTTGCCCCGGTAAATCGTTTCCGTCCGTCTTTAGGCTTGTACTTGTAGCCTAAATCTTTTAATTTTTTCATTTTCTTTCCTGTTAGTTTATAAAATAAGTTCTTGCAATCGGCATGTTTTGTAAGCCCGTAAAATGAGGCGGTCAGCTCCTGCCTGCGTTTCCTGCTTTTAACCTTGTGCATCTTGCGGGCGAACTTCTGTTTGTTACGCTTCCTTAACCGCACATGATCCGGGCGGGTTACATATCCCAGGAAGTCGATACCTTCGGTGATCGGGAAAACGGTATCATTACTTTTAATCTCCAGGCGGGCTTTCCTGGCCTGTTCATGAATGATATCCCTAACCTTCCAAAGGTATTTCTTACTACCGGAAAGCACCAGACCGTCGTCACAATACCGGTAATAATGTGCTACCGCCTCCTGATCCTTTAACCGATGATCCAGGTAAATAGACAGAAGCAAATTACAAAGCCCCTGTGATGATCTTAACCCGATACTTACGCCTTTAGGCATCATGCGGATGCACTCTTCCAGGATTCCGATCAATATTTTATCCTTGAACATCTTTTTCACTGCATCCAGCAAAACGTCCTGGTCTACGCTCTCATAGAATTTCGTTATATCGAACTGGTACCCGAACAGGGTTCCTTCGGGATCAGCTTTTATATCTTTAACGATATACTGTAAAAGGTCATGCGTACCCCTGTTTTTAATGGATGCGGAAGTAGTCCGGATAAAACGTACTTTCAAATGCCGGTCCACCACATTCATAACAGCGTTAAGAACGATCCTGTCTTCCAGGGAAACCGATTGTACGATCCTTACCTTCGGCCCGTCGTCTACGGTCATTTCCCGATATCCTCCGAGCTTGAACCGCCCACTCCTGATCCGCTGCCTGATCCTCTCTACCGCCTTCGGAACATCCGCCAGTATTCTACGCCCGGCAAAGCTGCGCTTTCGTCTTCTTTTGCGCAATACCGTTTTTATGGCGTCCTCTATATTGGAGTCCTCGACAATCTCTTCTATAATATTATCTTCTCTCCACATGATAATTAAATTAGCCTTCAATTCCCCGGGCCGGGCTTCTTCGAAAAAAGTTCCTACCAAACCCCATTGCCCTGCGCTTTGTTTTTCCCCTTTCCAGCCGTAAACGGCTGCTGTTGGCGAGGCTCATTCCTCTTGGCTCCACGTCGGGGACACGTCCCCACTGTTGTACGCCAATCTTTAAGGCTTATGCGCTTTTTCTTTATTCTAATTGTTTGCAAGCCGAACACCGATGTTCGCATTCGTGTTCGATGAATCGTTATTCGCGTTCGCATACGAAACACCGCCTAACGCGTTCGCGTTGTTGTTCGACCGATACACCACACGAGTGTATATGAGGAAATCCGCCTTTGTACTTTTCGGAAGTACCGGCGCCCGTCTTACTTTCCGGACGCCCGCGCTACCCGCACAACGTTTTACGTTGCTGTTTTTTCTCTTAATCTGCCTGATTTATGGCTTTAAAGGCCGCGACGCTGCCCGCCCAGCGTATTATGCCCCTGAAGGCAAGCCGAACACCGATGTTCGCACTCGTGCCCGATGAATCGCTATCCGCGCCCGCACACGAAACACCGCCTAACGCGAGCGCGTGGCTGCTCGACCGATACACCACACGAGAAAGACCGGTACCCACATAGAACCTATCGAACCAATGTGAGGAAGTGGAACCGCCTTCTTTAGCTGCAATCAAATCCATATACTGGCCCCAAACCATGTGGGTAGGATAAATATCCGCGTTATAAACAGTAATTCCCTGTACAATGCGTTCCGTTCCGTCCGGCATGGTAATAAACCACCTTCCGTCCGCCGCCGTCTTGTTTACTGTGACATACTGCAACCATTCCGCCTTGTTTCCCTGGAAATTCTCATATCCCAGCACATTGACGGACTGATAATTTACACCGTCCCGATAAGCACCTTCCGCCTGTGGATTGGAACCGCCCTTTTCCTTATAATAAGAAACCGTATCACGCATCCCCAGCGCATTGGTAAGGCCTGTCACTTTCTGGTAATTGTTTGTTCCATATCCGCAAACTCCCTGCGAATCGGTATTACCGTATTTAAAGAAATGCAGATTACCCACATCCTTGTGCATCTCCCAGTCGAACAGCTGGAAACCTTTGCCCCGATTCTGGGCGTATTTGACTGCCTGGCTCTGTGAAATGGTTCCTACACTTGAAACACCGCTGACAGAACGCAGCACATCATCAATCAGGTAGGCTTCATAAGCACCGCCCAGGCATTCCGTATGCTCTACCCAGTCCGGCTCGATCGCTTCCACACTTTCCGACGTTGTGAGTAAAACGAAATCGAAGGCCGCCGAATTAAGGAAAGTAAAGGCCAGGAAAGTAGCCCCTGCGGGAACAGCACAAAACAGGTACATACCATTAATAAAACCGTTCGCGTTTGAAACGCTTACCCGACTTACTATTTTGCCCGTATCATCTATAAATGCAGCCCCGTAAAGAGTGGAAGCCAGACCGGGGAAACGGACCTGCTTGTAATCCCGCACGTCCACCAGGGCGAACGATCCGGATTCGTATTCATTCTTCGCCTCTTCAAGGGTCGTGTAATCCGTATTCTTACGAATCCCGATCCCTTCCGTTACCTCCAGCTCTTCGCGGGTAAGTTTTACACTGGTGTACCCTGCCGCTGCCGGCGCATCCTCATTGCTTGAAATAAAACCGTACAGACATTGGTTCAGCACGTCCGTTACTCCCTTGTACCAGTAATGAGGCTCATATACGTAAACTTCGCCTTCCGATCCGGTTAATACTGCATCCGTGGCGTTCTCCACGCTGTCACTGTCGGCGTATTTGTTCCGGCTCTCATCATGAAGCGGATAACAGGTCATTTCACCCTCCGCCGTCTTTTTGGCCAGAACGCAATGTCTTTTCGCCAACACCTCCAGGATATGGGAAGACGGGGTAAATTCCGTATTATAGTCATATCCGGTAGAGTTATCCAGGTTTGTAATCTTTTCCCCATCCTCTACCGTCTGGTCTATTTTTATGCAGACAAACTGCGGCTGAATGATATTCAGTTCCGGGAAGTGCGCACAGGTGGCGGCGTACTCTTCGTCCGACATGGACTGGGTCAGCCGGTACGTACCCACCAGGCGGCACGTCTGCACGTTTCCCCCGTCTTCATCAACACCGCCCATTGTCATAAGCCCGCGAAGCAAACTTCCGTCCCCGTCCATATCTATACCGGTAATTCGTAGATAGCTGGTCGCGCTGCATTGCTGTAACAACGTGTTCCAGTCGATCAGGCTACAGTTATCAATCACAAGGCGCGTGATATTTGCCGTGCTTTCCAGCTGCAGCCCTGCATTGGTCAGTTTGTTCAGGTACCGGAGCTCCAGCGTCTGCAAAGTTGCGGGAAGGACGCAAACGGCCAGAGGCGCACCGCCGGCGAATGTCACACCGGTAAGGGATGTATCACCGGCCAGGAAGGTTTCAAGTTTGGTGTTGCTTGAAAGGTCCATACCGGTAAAGGAAGAGGATTTAAGCCCGGATATGTCGAGTTGTCGAAGGTTACGGCAATTACCCACCAGAAGGGCATTAAGTGTCATCTGTCCGGCCTCACAGCTAACATTCAGTTCACGCAAGGCCGTACAGTTGTTCAGGTTCAACGTGCCGACAATGGCGTGGGCTACATCCGTCAGATCAAGCCCGCGAATACGGCTTGCACCGTAGAAATATTGCGGATCGTTTACTATTAAATCCGTATCCATTGTCAGTTCCACCACAGCCCCGGCCGTTTCTGCAAGTACCGCGCTTTGGTGCGGTGTTCCGGACGTGTAACCGTACCCGTAATAATACCGTTCGGAGGCCGTAATCCGAATTTTCCGGTTATCGCTGCCGAACTTATACCCGAAATAAGCCGCGAAGCTGTCACGACGATAAGTACCGGCCACGTATTGACTATCCAGAAGGGCGAAACGGTTCTGAATGATATAAGTACGGTGCGCGTAACGGCTTCCCTGCAAGGCATACAGATAATTATAATAACTGGTTCCGCTGCCGGTTGTCACCCCTTCGGTAAGCGGAAGGATATATTTATATTCCGAATCCTTGTTATAAATCCGCTCGCACCAGTTGCCCATTTGTTCCTCGTTAAATACTTGCAGGACATATTCAAGGCTCATATTGCTACGCAAGGTTTCCGCCACTTCACGCAATTTGTCCGGACAAGACCGTACCAGTTCCCATAAAACGGAATCATGGCCGGCAAAAGCATAACTACCGATACTATCGTCAAAACTTTCGTGGGTAATGGTATATTCGTATTTCAGTACCGAATCATTACGCACACCGAACAGCGTGTCCATATCGTAAGGAAGGAAATACCAGATCAGAGAGTCCCAAGTCGCCAGCATCATGTTTTTTGCCCGGTTATCCACAGCCATAAAGTAATCGGTAATCAGATACCATGCAAACGGGCTGTCATTACCGAAATACTGGTTATATTCCGCCAGGAACTTGGCGGGATCATCCTTACATGAATCGATCCAGTTCCAAAGCCTTGTAACTGCCGCCTTGTCGTCCTCGTGTGCATCCGCCCAGGTAGTGTCCGCCTTGAAACGAAATTCCAGCGCATCATCAAAAGAAGACATGTCGGTAGTCCCGAACAGACAAAGGGCCTCGGAGTTGTTCAGGAACTCCAGACAGATACATTTGTTACGCTGCCCGTTCAGGGCCGCTTCGTCGTTGAATCCTTCAATTCCTTCAAAACCGTAAATGATCGCACTTTCCGACTTCTCATTATTGAAATTGTATTTTCCCAGATAAGTATTCGCACCGGTGCCGTCGTTGTCATAAAACAGGTCCATAGGGAAACCGTCCACGCCTATACGTACGTCATATTCCCCCTTATATGCAGCCTGCGGCGGTGTCAGCCACCCGCACCTCTTCCAAACGTCGTTCACAATACGCACCGCACCGGTATTATGTGTACCGGAAGAATCGGAAAAGTCCGCTTTCAAACAGAATATACTGATCGGCCGTGCTCCCGGTTTGAAACTGTATTCAAGGGACGGCACATCCACGCCGTTAACTTCCAGCGTGGTACCGTATTTTTCCAGGCGCAAGAAATAAAGACGGTAATTCTTACGCGGATAAGTGGTGGATGATGTACCCTGTATTCTTAGACCGACATTCCTTGCTACAAAATCGTACTCCTTACCCTGCGGGCTATAAAAATAGATATCGACCGGTACCTCGAATTTCTTGTTATTGGTGGCGTTGACAAGGTTCACATCGCCGACAATTCGCATAACCGCCTTTCCCTGGGCGCGTAACTTGTCTATGTCGATATCCGTACCGTTGTCCCCCGTAACATCATTCTTTTCAAATAACAGGACCATTTCGTCCGACGTAGTCCGGTCTACCATGTAATTGTTCAATTCTTCATCATCCGTAAGCGCACGGTTATAAATACGGAAATTCCTGATCTCCACATCCGCCGTATCACTGAACAAACGGATGTTCACCGGTTCCGCCTGCAGTAATCCTTCGGTAGCCCCATACTGCACCGCTCCGCAACGGATTCCGTTTACATAAAGTTCCAGCAACCGCTTGCCGGCCTTGGCCCCGACAATAAAGGCCATTTTCAGGTTCATATCACTTGCAAACTTCGTACTTACTTCCGTACCGCCGGAAACACGCATAAGGGCCTGCTCCGTTGTCATCTGGAAACCGATATCGCCGGCCATACAGTCCAGTATCACCCCCTGCCGGTCCGTTACCGACGAACAAAGAATTTCCATTTCATAGGTAGCCCCGGTAGTGGTTGCATCCGTGGAGAACGGCCGGTACCCGATTTCAATCTTCGCGCCTCCCGTAAGTTTCAGGGCGTCACCCGTCCAGCCGTTGCTGCTCCAGTCGAAACCAGAAAATGTCGTATGTATGTCGCCATAATCCCAGGCTCCCGGATCGGATTCGCTGTTACTCCGCCCGGCTGCCGAAAGTTTCAGTACAAGCCCGGCGGTAGTTTCCTGCAAGTCGATCCCGCTTTCCGTTACGTCGATATAAAACGGGTATTCCGTGGCCCCCGTCTTAAATTTCATAGTGATCTCGCCCTGCTCCGTAAAACGGTTGGTATATGTCTGCGTAGTACGGGCCACACTGACAGACTGCGTTTTCACCCCGTCCCGGTAAACGTCCATTTGAGCCGGCGTTGCGTCAGGATCATAAGCCACAAAGTCAAATTTTACCTGTTCGTACTGCCCCGCTTCCAAGCGCGGAACAAGATGGTCCTCCGTAAAAATACGGCCGTCCGGAAAACTCATCATCGTGCCGATGAACGGTGCCGATCCTCCGGATTTCAGAATATCAATATAGATACTTTCAGACTTTAACACGAGATCGGCGGAAGCCTCCATTTCGGCAACCATTTGAACGGTATTCCGGCCGGTCACAAGCGAAGAGGGGGACAAACTGAAACTGCCGTTTGTCGTTCCCGATCTTGTAATGGTGTGCGCGTTCTGTTGCCGGCCGTTCAGATAAAGCGTGACGACCTTTGTTCCGGAACCGCTCACGGCATAAGGGATATTAATCGTGTCGGCCAGGGTATAACCGCCTGCGGCTATGGCCCCGGCCAGATTGTAAGAGCTGGTAAGGGAAAGGCTGACAACCTTCACGGATGTAAACGCCTGTCGGGTCTGTTTCTTGCCGGTAGTCGGATCGGTTGTGGTTGCCACTACGTAAATATCGGTATTCCCAACAAGCAAGTAACTTGAAAGGTCCAGTTCGTAACTGCCTTTGGAAACATCGCTGACCGTCTGGGAATACATGGTAGTTGTTCCACGCCTGATCGTAACGGTGATATCCGCCTTTTGCCCGGTAGATTCCCCCTTTTCATCCCCCGTGGTGTATTGGTGATCGTATGTATAAGTAAGACGGGCGTTTCCGCCTTCCTTGATTATGGCGTTATCTACAGCCGCATTCAAGACAATTTTAGTAGCCACCGTTTCGCCGGAACCTCCACCGGAACCGGCCGGGATATCCACGGCGGTAATTTCCGTGCCGCTTTTGTTCTGGAAAGACAGACGGACGGATGTTTCATCCTCGCTTACCTCCGCATTTACGTTAAACAGCGTGGAAGCGTCCACCTCGTTAAAACGGGCGGTTACTACCTTGTTTTCTACCGGATTGGTGGAATCGGCGGACAAAGTCTCGTCCACTTCCAGGATATCCACGTTTACATTCACATTACCGGCCGCGTCCGGCGTCTGCTTCTCGCCGTTTACCGTTACGCTCTTTACCGTTCCTTTGCCGCCGAACTCTTCCCAGCTCGCCTCCTGGTCCCAGGCATCCAGGGCGGTTCCGGTAAACTGGTACGTCTCCCATTTGCCGAGCGATGTTTCAAAGGTGATGACACGCCCCCGGCCGCGCCACTTCTCCGGTACCGCGGCAATGGCGGAAGCCAGGGTATAGAAACCTTCCGTAAGCGGCACACTGCCGGTTACGTTATAGGTATTCCCGCCGCCTGAACCGCCGCTGCCGAAATCCTCCCACTTTTCGACATTCTCAAAATCCGTGTCCGGATTGCCTTTAAATTGTTTCGTTACCCAGCCGTCGGCAGTAAGGAAAGAAAGGATCACGCCGTTTTTCCGGACATCGTCAATCTTCCCCGCCGTTTTCAATGCTGCAAACACTCCCGACAGGTCACTGTAAACGCTGCCGGCGTTCAAAAGGTTGTTTACATTGGTAAAGGTGGAAGACAGACGCCCGGCCGTCTGCTGCAGCTCCTGTTTCATTTCGTCACGGTCCACCTGCAACGTGTTTATGTCATCGGAACAACTGCTAATATCCTGGGACAAACTTTTCAGCTTTCCCCAAAGGGAACCGTCTTCACTTTCCGAACCGTCTTCGCTGCCGATACGGGCGTTGATATCGGCCAGCAATGCGGCCAGCGAATCACTGTCCTTAAGCCCGTCCAGAAAAGCAAGAATTTCGTTAAAGTTGTCGATTGCCTGCGAAGCGTTGTCACCGACAAGCCGGTCGATACGCAAAGAAACGGCGTCGATAGCCTTCTGCAAGGCTGCATCGGCGGCAATGCGGGCGGCTTCCTCCGCCTCGATTTCCTTACCCTGGGAAACCAGTTTCAGGTGTTCGTTCAAGAAGCCAAGAACCGCCGCCACCATTTGGTTAGTAACGCTTTCCGCGTCCTCCGCGGTTTCAATGACTATAATAAGATCATCGATATACTCCTGTGTTGCCATATAGATACATTAATTAAATTGTTTGCTGAACTCTTTGGAATGAACCCGCGGTTTCCGGTAGCCGCTTTTCGTGATTTCTTCCGTCCAGTTGGACTCCTTCTCGGCAAACGTGAGCTTTAACGTCACGTTCTGCGGCGCGTCCGGACGGACACGGTAAGAAAACTCTTCCGCCGAAGGAATTACCTTGATCTCTTCCCGGCCGTAACCTGTCAGGTAAACATCATCGGAGGAAAGCAGGTCAAGAAGAAAGCGTATTTCCTGCGGGCGTTTGAATCCCGTCTTAATCGTTACGGCTTCCTGTATCTCCGTCCGTATGCGATCCGAATAATAATCATCGGTAATTTCATCGTAACGCCGGAAAACAGCGTCTTCGTCTTCATCCATGCCGGGAGTTACGCTCGCCTCGCCTTCCAGGGAAAACACCTCGTAAACCCCGTAACTGTTCAGGAACCGGAGCCGGTAACGCTCGCGGACCGTCGGGCTTTGCTCGATCCCGATCCGCAGGGCGAACGTTTCACCGCTATACACGTCAAAAAGGTTGGCCAGTACCCCGTAATCGGTAAAGAATTTAAGTCTTACGGCCTCCAGGTTCAAGGCGTAGAAATTCCCTGCCGTACCTGGCACTGCAAGGCTTTGTCCGGTAAGAAGTTCCGTTATTTTCAGCTCATGCTCCGGATAGATGAAACAGAGCGGGTAAAGCTCCGTTTCGCGCATCGTTATACGCCAGTCATCACTCCGGGTGGTAAAGAAGAAATTACAGGATTCATTCAAGAACTTCAAATCAAAAATGTTACTTCCCTTTTCATGCAGTTTCTTGAAAGAACGTTTGGATATACCACCGCGCCAGGCGGTAACAACCAGATAGGTCGATTCCTCCTCCTCGTTTTGAATGGCGACCGTGACGACCGCCTTGTTATACCGTTTGTCGGAAAGGCTTATCAACATCTCGGAACTGTCCGTTAACGGGGGAATATCGACAAAAAGCGTTTCCAAGACCTCCGCGATGTTTACCTTGAAACTTCCGTTACCGTTGCCGGTAAATATGGAACGCATGGCTTCAAAGTTCTCGAAATACATTATATTGTAAGTCGCCATAGAAGTAGTTTCTACCGAAAGATAGACAGGGTTTCCGGTAAAGGCGTTTTTCGTCGGATCGATGCTTGCTGTCAAACTCATAATTCAAACGTGTTAACGATGAATATTCCGTTAAACTCACTCTTATTTTCAAGCCCGGAAAGGAAATGGTCACGCTGATCCGTGGGAGACGTCAGGAACTTGTAAAAGTCCGAGAGCTTCCCCGAATGATTTTCCCTCCAAAGCTTGTAAAGCTCTGCTACCTGTGTGGTACACGGAGCAAGTACGATATTATTCTGCTTTTCCATGCTGCAAAAGTAGGGTTTATCAAAGGAAGAATAAAGGACGGGATTAACCGGAATATACAACGGAGATGAACTCCCCTATATACGAAAGGGTAAATGTTTCATTATAAGTTCCGGTAGTTGCTTCCGGATCATTCTGTATATAATTTATATTCACTCTTAACTGGAACTGGTAATCCCGCGTCAGCGTATCATTTTCAGAGGTGGGCGGATTTTCTATTATATAATCATCCGTACCGGGATTTATAAAACCGTCCGTTATGGTCCAATAGCGTTCATTCTCAATAGTAAAGCCTAAACCTTTCAAGTAGTTCAATACCTCCTGCTTTTTATTTTCCTGCACTTCCGCCTGAGTATTACGAACCAGTTTCCAGACATATAAAGTACTACCGAAATCTTTAATAAAATGTTCCTCGTCAAGATTATAGGGAGCTATTAACCGGAGTGTTCTTAATGTCAGATCGACAGGTACAATCTTATTTGCCGGAAGCGAATAAGAAAGTCCGTCAAAAAGCAGATACTGTCCCCGCAGGGCTACAGGTGTCAATATATCCATGCTCATAAGCTGGTGGACCGGTAACAGGGTATTTGCTTCTACCTGGTTGAAAGAGTGTCTTATTATGGCATCGTATTTTTTCCAGAAGTTTATAAACAGGCCGTTCTTATATTGAAATAAAAGCGATATCGTATGTTTACTTCCGTCTTTGAGGATGACCTCCTCACCCTCGGAAGTATAAGGCAACACAGAACCGAAAGGATATTTACTATTCTGTGAGGATGTAAACGCAAACACGAAAGATAACGGTGTTTCCACTTTCTCCGAATCTTCATCATCATTATTGGAGGATGTTTTAAGATATGTGTAACGGTGTACGTAATCGGCCAGATATTGAGGGGAAAGAATATCATTCGGGGCAAAATCCATTGGAACGCATTCATCATCGCTGGTTAATTCGTTATCTTCAATACTGTCGCTTTTCCGGTCCCAGGAAAAGAAACTCGATGAAGAATAAGTAAGACGCTTGTTGTCTTCATCCCATTTGAACCAGCGTCCCGTCGTTTCCTCATAATTAAGGTGTATCACCCTTTGGGAAACGTCAACTCTCGCCAGGCGGGCCACTTCCTGATCCTTTAAGTAGTCTTCAAACCGTTCAACAGAGGGGGCCGCACCGGTAAAGGAAGTTTTGGCCGACAACTTCATTTGCCGGGCCGTTTCATAAGTTATTAAAGGTTCGTCTGTCAGGCTGCGGGATAAATCAATGTCCGGAACATCATCCACAATATCACGGATCAGTCTTAAAGTGGCCGTTTTCGTATCGGAAGAAACATTATAAACCAGTCCGAAACGCACATAAAGGGCGTTTAAAAAGTCCTCTACCGTACAATCCGGCATTAAATCGGCGTAAGAAAGCTTTCCTTTAACACAACAGTCGGCCGCATTATTCAGGATTACCAGGTTATAAAGTTGTTTATCCGTCTTAAAAGGATTTTCGGTTATGGCATATCCAAATTCCGAAAAAACAAGTTCCAGTACACGCCATACATATAAAAAGGCCGTTACGCCGTAGCCTTCCGGAAGTGTTACTGCAGTCGGAGTTCCATTTACTAAGAAAGTTTCCGTTCTTGCCTGATAACGCAACTTATAGACTTTACTTCCCTCTGATACAGGCGTGATATAATTCAGGTATTTGGGGTAAGACTGGTTATCTTTTGAATCGTTACCGGTCATAATCTGGAAGACGGCATAATCAGTCTGATAACCTCCTAATACTTGTTGCAAATGCGCACAAAGGGAATTTACGCTGCTATATTCCTTCACCGGTAATGTAATGGCATTTAATTTCTTTGCTTTCCAGGCGCTGTAGGCCTCCGAATTGTCAAAGCCGATGTTAAGGGTAATACCTTCTTTTTTACCGGCGGAAACGATATTTATCTTTCCGGTACGTTTATATACTCCGTCCAGTACCGTACATGCCTGATCTTCATTCATCGGCTTTACGCCCATGTCGAGACGGTGGGCAAAACCGGTTATTTTAGCATTGTTACCGGTACATGGAACCGTGACCGGTACGGTCTGCGATCCCCGGTCGTTCATGACGGGGGATTTCTCGTCGATCTGTACGGTAAAGTCACCCCCTAAATCCAGATAACCTTTGTTCGTCTTAATCTTTAGCATAATGATTACTTATTTTCCGCGTGTAAAGGTGTCGCGGGCGTTATCTATGGTTTCTTTGGCCTTCTCCAAATCCTGGTAAACGATATAGGCCTTTATCAATTTGATAGCCTCACAGGAGGCGCGAAGCTCCTTTGCTGCTTCCAGGAACTCCCGGTAGGAAGAATCACCTGCAGGGGAAGTGACGTAACCGCCTTCATAATATTCACCCGGATTCTGTGGTAACGGGTTGGCATTGGTACGCTGCCGCCTGATCGCTTCGATAGTACTAACGGCGTCGATCACTTTAGGATTATTCATTTCCGGTTGTGGTACCACATATTCCCCCTTATGAACTACGCCGGCCACTTCATAACGGCCACCGGGACCGGTGTAACCGCCTTCATAATACCCGCTTCCGGAAGAACCGGAAACAACACGTTCAGCCGTGGCGGTCTTGCTGCCGGTGGTATTACTTACAGACATGTTTTTAATCTTGTCCCGTTCAGCTTTGGCCGCTGCAAGCTGGGCGGCACCGGTAGCCGCAAGCATTGCCGCAGCAATGGCTCCGGCAATCGGTCCGAGATCGGCGGTCGCCTTCATAATCGAAACGGCTGTATCGGCTATGATCTGGGAACACTTGATAGCAAAGTTTACATCCGCATACTTCTTTTGAATCTCCAGTTTCTTATTTTCCTTCTCTTCTTCCAGGGCGGCAGTATCTTCCCCGTTGTTTTCGGCTTCTTGTATGAGAACATCGTATTTTGCTTCCACCTGGTCGATTTCGGCCTGCTGAATAGCTTCCACCATGGAAGAGGAAAGACCGGAATAATAGTCAAAGTATTTTTTAGCGTTATTCATCTGCATTTGCAGTTTTTTACGCTGGTATGTCTTTTCGTCTATTAATTCCTGATCGTGCAGATTCTTTAACAGGGCCATTTCATTCTGGTATTCCTGCGCCCATGATACGCCGATCTGGGATTGAATCTGGTATAAACTATTCTGGTATTCAAATTCAAGCTGGCTAATTTCCTGCTGTTTCTGTTTCTCCAAACCAACGGTAGAAATTCCCGCCTGTCTCGCTATCTCAATTATAGCATTATAAGTCGTTTCTACATCCTGAACCTGCTTCCGGTGTGCTTCCTGCATACCGATTATTCCTACCGGAACGGAAGTTATTTCACGTACTTTTTGAGCAATGGCCGCCTGGTCACGTAGTAGCTGCATCTCGGTTTCACGCACGGCGTCGGCCGCTTCCGTAACGGCATCTATACGTTTTTGTTTACTGGTGATCTCCAGGGCGTTTATATCATCCAGATAGGTACGGTTTATCTCCAAAAGTTCCGCCGTATGTGCCTGTTCAACTTCCAGCATATAGGCATCGGCGGCTTCCTGCGTGATACTCCGGTTTAATATCGCTTTTTCCATGGTGTCCTTCTGAACGTTGTAATAAGCGGTTTCGATCTTTAACCGTTCATCCCGTTTCTCCTGTGCCAGTTTTATACGGGCGTCCTCCTGCTTGCCGGTTTCCGTAAAAATGGCCGCCTGCGCTTCCGTTTCGAGCTTGTGGATTTCATCGAGTAATTTCTTCTTTTGGGCTGGCGTTTTTGCTTCCAGCTTCTGGAGAGCGTCGAGACGTTCCCGGTAATAGCGAAGGTTTTCTGCTGTCCCTTCGAGAATATACTGGGCTTCCGTCTTATTTTCCTTTTCCCGGTTCTCTTTGATTAGAAGCATACGTTTTTCGTGCTCGATCTCCAGAGGTTTTAATGTGGCATCCGTTTCCGTATTTTTATACTCCCCGGCTTCCGCTTTCTTTTTGACCTTCCCCAGTTCGTTTAAACGTTTTATTTCGGCGTCGATACGTTCTATTTCCTTGTTTTTCTTGGCGATATTCGCTTCGCTGTCTTCCGCCCATTGCTCCTGAACCTTTTTCTTTTCGGCCTCCAGTTTCTTTATAAGGGATGTTTCAGTATTTATATTTTCTTTATTGGTTCCGGTTAATGAAGTGGCCGTCGCCTCTGTTTTTAAGATATCATTATTGATCTGGGCGATTGCTGATTCTATACCGGCCAAATCCTTCTGTGTTGTCTGTAGGGCTTTCAACTGGTTAGCCTCTTTTTCCGTACCAAATAAACGGCTTATTTTAGCGGTAAGACTGTTCCGGTTATATCCTGACAATGTATTTTGCTGACGGGTGTCCCAGTAAGCGTCGCTTTGCTCTGATTCCTGACTTTCAAGATTCCTTTTTTTCTTGTACAACTCTTCCAGTTCCTCCTGGTAAGCTTTCAACTTGATTTGTTTTTCCAAGGAAACTAAATATTTATCTATGGCCTCCTTGTTGTTGTTTATGAGCCTGCCTTCTTCATTTAATTCCGCATTATAATCCGGTATCAGTTCTTTTAATTCCGCAAGCCTTTGTTTACGGGTGTAGTTGGAAAGGTTCTCATCATTGATAGCAGCTACAAGAGTTTTTATTTTTGCTTCCTGGCTGGCATATTCTTCATTCACTTTCTTTACGACTTCCTGGTGGGCCTTCATCGCTGCCGAAGCCTGTTCCGTCTTCTTTGCAAGCTGGTAGATAGCAACACCGGCTGCCACGAGTAACGCGAGCAGGGCCGTATATGGATTCTTTAAAAGTTCGATCCTCATTAACCGAAGTGCAGCGGTACATCTGGTAGTATTCTTGTGTAATAGTGCCTGGGCTGCCGCGTAAGTCAGAGTAGCCGCCCGGCTGATATAAAGCTGTACGGCGTGCGCTTTCTCTGCAACGACCGAAGCAAGGGTCGCCGTTTTAAAACGGGCGTGCCACATGGTAGCGATTTTCAGTCCTCCATAGTAAGAAACCAAATAAGCGGTAACGGTATAAGTGACAACACCCCATTTATTAAACATGTCGATCATACCACCCACACCTTCCACCATAAGCGTAACAAGGTCTATTAAATCCCTGAGAATACCCTTTGATTCATAGAAACGTAAAACTACCCCTTCAATAGTTGAACTTAGCCGGTTTAATGCACCCTGAACGTTATCCCCCATTTCTTCGGACATAGCATTAAAGGCGTCTTCCGCACCTGTTACCGCATCGCAAAGTGCCAGCACGGTATCGGTACCGTTAAGGAAAGTGTTAAACGCTGCAACGGAACGTTTATCGGTCAGTTCAAGGGCCTTGTTCAAGTCTATTCCTTCGCTGTTTAGTTTTTTAAGTCCCTTTACCAGATCATCCAGGTTGTTAACCGGACCGCCGAGAGCAAGCGCGAGTTTGCCGCTACTGTCAGCCAGATTAAGCAAAATATTACGTGTTGCCGTCGCTGCCGATGAAGCGTCGAAACCGCTGTTTGCCAAAGCTCCCAAAAGGGCGGTCGTTTCCTCGATCGTGAATCCGAAAGAATTTGCTACCGGACCGACGGTAGACATTGCACTATTCAGGTATTCAAAATTCAGGGCCGAAGACGTTGTACCTATTGCCATGGTAGAAAGTGCCCGTTCCGTATCTTCCGCATCAAGGTTGAAAATACGCAATGTTGCACCGGCAAGCGTAGCAGCCGAGGCAAGATCCGTGTCCACCGCCTTAGCAAATTTCAGTACGGAAGGCGTCATCGCTTTAATATCCTCTTTGAAAAATCCCAGCTTGGCAAGCTCTATCTGAAGTTCCGTTACCTGTGCGGCCGTATAAGAAGTAGTGGCACCCAGCCGGCGCGCTTCATCCGTTAAATCTTTAATACTCTTTTTCGTAGTTCCCAGGATAGCGGCCAAAGTACTGTTTTTCTTCTCAAACTCTATAATAGTACTGATCGCATCCCTTAGCCCGCCGATAATCTGCCCGGTTATCATTGCGCCGATAGTGACAAACACACCGGCCAGAACCGTTTTTATCTTATTCAGGGAAAGAAGGGAGCCGCCGAAACCTTCCGCCTTTTTCGTGGCCTGCCCGTATGCTTTCTCAACTTCTTTCAGCTCCTTTTCCAGGGCGGCATATTTTTCCGGCTGCAAGGATTTCACCGTATCGCGAAGCTCTTTCCGCAAGGCGTTTGCCTTCCTTGCCAGCTGGTTGGCACTCATGGTGGTTTTATCCAGCCGTTTCTCACATTCGGCAATCTTCTTGTTATTCTCGGAGATAGCCTTATTATTGGAATTTAATCTATCCGTAAGATTCTTCCATTGTTTACCGCCAGCTTTACCGGTAGCAATAAGTTCGGTCATTTTCTTTTTAAGGTCCTTATTGCTGTCCCGGAGCTCCTTGTTCTTTTCTGAAAGATTATGTATTTCCTTCTGCGCATCGGAGGCGTTCAGGGTTAGCACCCATTCGATATAGTCAGGTTTTAATTTTGCCATAAGAGTAAATTTTATAAGGCAAAATTATCCTGGTGCAAAATGGCGGAAAAGGACATAAAAAAAGCCCGTAGAACTATTCTACAGGCTTATTATACTAAGAAGAAAGTATTTTATCTCTTAAAGGTAAAATCCGAAGGATCAAAACATTCTTTATCCTTAATTGTTGCCCGATCTATCATCCGGCAAACGTACCAGGTTAGAGGAACCGATATAAGAGGCGTCACGATAAAGGAAAGAAAGGCAAAAGCAAGCCACCCCGATAAAGTAGCCGGTTTATGCTTACATCCTACGAAAAAAAATATTACCAGGAAAAAGCCGATCAAAAATAAAATATCTTCGTATGTCATACAATCATCGTTAGTTCTTTACCGATATCTTTAATAGTATTTACTATTAGGGCCTCCCGTTCTTGTGAGGGCTTTTTTATTCCACTTATATATTGAGACATAAGGCTTTGACTTATTCCCATACGTCGAGCCACCGCAGAAGCATTTAGTTCCGGGTGAGAAATAAAAATCCGATATAAGAAAGTTTCTTCCTTCTTATCTTGAATAGCTAAACAATCATTCATAGAGTCTAAAATTATGCAGCTATACCAATTTCATATAAAAATTCCGGTGCAAGGTCGGCACCGTTGGCCCATTCAATAGTAGCACGGGTTAAACCATATTGAACAAATTTTTCCTTATCCAATAACTCCCCGAAAACCTCACCTGTAAGATAAGGTTCCAAATTTACGATCTTTTTACTCCCGTCGCTGAAAGTAACAAGAAGCTCGTAATTCCTAATATAATCCACATCTATAACTCGTAACATAAGCGTTTATTTTAATGGTTCAATTTTATCTATTTTTTCCCCTTTTTGGGCCTTTTCCCAAAGAGAAAGTATTTCTGCTTCATGCAAGTTAATCCACTCATTTACTTTTGCGATAACTTTAGCTGGAGCCTGACCGTCTACAATCCGATCCAATACGCTAATAGAACATTCATAATCACCATAAGTAAAATGAATATGTGGCGGATTATGATCTTTCCAATAGAGGAATATAATAATACCGAAGAATCTACAAATTTCAGGCATAAACTTTGTTTTATTGGTTACTGAAACAAAGATAGGTAATAAAATCATTACCTACAAATATTTAGGTATTAATTTTATTACCTATTTTAGCGAACTGGCAAACATTTCTTTTACTCTTTCCCTTACATAATCCTGATATTCATATTTAATCTTCCCGAGTGTATCATGATACAGAATCCCGTATATCTGCCGGTTATAAATCTGGTAATTACCGTGTTTCTTCATATCCAGGAAGCGGGTATATAATGGAAGGTTAGAACGTGCGATTACTCCTTCGCCGTCCGGAACGACCGAATAATTCGGGTTCTGTAGTGCGGCCATTAATGCACCGGATCGCCCTTGTATGATCTCCCCGGTTCCCTGTACTTTCTTACGCGCACGGCCTTTCTGATAAATCCGTTTCGTAGCGATATCCAGTTGGGCTTGAAATATGTCCTGTATTCCACGCCCGATCCGGTCGGTAATAAAATCCGTTTTAAAATTCTCGGCCATTCAGTTATTCATTTTTTTGAGAATCCGGAAATAATGTGCCTTTCCCCGGATTCGTCCTTAACGGTTTCATTTTTCTTGTTAGAGGTATATTTATATCTCCAATAGGTACATAATGTACCATTTACACCTATTGTAATAATACATATTATAACAGCTAACCAGAACCACGCAAAAGCATCCATTAGCATTTTGTTTTAAATGAGAAAGCCAGGCTCCACCCTGCAAACGTCCTGTAAAAGCCGGATTCCGGAAGAGTGGAAAGGCTGGTTAAATCCAGTTCCTTAGTGACAGGGCAACCGGTGGCAGAATCTTCTATCAGCATTTGTTTGATACGCTCCATAACCGGCTGCACCTCTTCGATAATCTCATAAGCCCCTTTTCGTTGAGGATCGTACTTGCTCATAAGGAAAATAACGCATAAATTATTTTCCCTCACATTATCTGCCGAAAGGCTGGCACCCGTTCCCGACGGGATCAGAATAAAGAGCACCGGACATTCTTCTTTAGATAGTCCCTGTATTGTCTTACTCATTTCCTCGTCAATGGTAACGGGCAGCACCTTCTTTATTTCAGGAATACGTTTTTGCACGCCTTCCCAGTATTTACGGTAAACCTTTATATTTATCATATCGTCAATCCCTGATAACGTTTCGCCTCCCATTCACGGCGGATAACAAGCCCTGGAAGAATCTTACCGCCCCCGTATATCCACTTTTTAAACTCTGTCGGTATGGATGAATCATACGCATCTGCTCTGATCTTCTTATAAAGCGTTGATTTCTTGAATTTTCCGATACCTACATTAAAGCAAAAGCTTACTACCGCGTCAAACTGGTACTGCCCCAAATGAAGGGGAAGCGCGTTCACCTGGTTTTCTACCGTCCTGATATCCGATTCAAAGAAAGCATCGGCCTGGGCCTCGGTGATAACATCACCCGATTTTACACCGGTCGTATGACCGTAACCGATCGTACATACTCCCGCGGCACATACATACGCTTTCAGGCGTAGCCCCTCAAATTGCTTGATCTTGTTTTTTGTTCCTGTTGTCGTTCTCATTTTTTGTTACGTTTTTGGTGCAAATACTCAAATTTACATTTATACAGATAAAGCAATACATCCCAGAAGGGTGTATCGTCCACCTCCTTTTTATTACCGAATACACCGGAAGCCGCCACCTCAAAGACTATCCCGGTCCAGCCGGTTTTATCGTCCGCCTTCCGGTCCTCGGATGCCAGCTTCTGAAACAATATCCGAAAGTCGATAGCTTCACCACCGATATAAACCGGTCCGGAAAGAACCATTTCCCAAACGGCGGAAAAGAAATTTACCGCATGAATGGCAAGCAAGGAAGGAACGTCTGGCATCTTCTCCGGGTCCTTGTACCGGTAAAGCTTTAACGTGATATCCTGGAAGATTTCATTTATAGCCGGATCGTCTTTTTCTGCTGCCGCCTGCTTGCTTTGCTGCAACAAATCCAGGCAATCACAAAAGTTACCGAAAGTAAGACCGTTCAGCATGTCACCGACACCATGCCAACCCCCGAAATCCTGCATCAGGTTACGACCGGTTTTCAGAATGGGCGTAACGATCCGCTCGCCCTCCTTACCGGTTGTATAAGAGAAAAAGCCGTCCAGCTTTTCCAGTTGCCCGTCCAGCTCCCGGATGATCTCACGCCGGTACATGGTGTAATCCGCTTTCATACCCAGAAGGTAAGAAAGCCATTTTACGCGGAACTGTCCGGGGCTGATCGTACCGCGGTTCATCAGTACCGACAATATAAGAAACTGCCGGTACTGCTCACTGCTGACTTCATCCAGGCAGGAAGGAACCTCCGCCGTCTTACTATTATATGTAAACTTCTCCATGTCCGGACATTAAAAGGTTATTCCTTTGGATTGTACGGTAACACCCGGTATATAGTAATCCACCGTTTCCGACTGCGCATCCAGTTCCCTGATGATATCCTGCAATACATCCAGGTAAGCCGCCGCGTCCTGCTCCAGACTGTTAGCAACCGATTGCCGAGCCTCTTTTTCTGCCCGCAATTTATCCCGTACGGTTGTACTCTGTTGTACCTGTACGATTCCAGTGGGCAGAACTTCCACCGGTAAACGTTCAACGGCCTTTTTTATGGTGAGAAGTGCAAGCGGGCGGCGTACATACTCCAGCAATTTCTCCGTTAAAACGGTATCGCCTTCAATCAGTTTGTTATAACGGTTCCGGGTGATAACAGGTATTATCTGCCCGTCCTGGACTTCCCGGATCATAGGAATAAGCACCAGGAAAAGCCGGTGACTGCCGATATTGTAATATTCATCGAACGTTTCCTTATTCTGAATAAGAAGCCGGTTTATAGCCTTTTTCTTAATGCCGTTCATCCAGAAATCAAACTTTTCGCGGTCCATTAACTCCACCAACGCGTCTACGGCTTCATAAGCCAGGTTCCGGATATTCTCTTCATCCTTGAACTCCTGTAAGGCGGTCATGCCCGTTTCATTCTCTCCCAAGTGTTTGCTACGTCCGGCCGTTCCGTGTTGTGCGTCCAAAGTGGGAATGACCTTTAACCAGGTAAACATTGCCACCGCCTGCTGCATCAGCCGCAAAGTTTCCGCCATGCCGTCCGGTTCCGTACCGTCCGCATGATCTTCACGGTAATACTTATCTACCGCGTCTATGGGTTCCGTTCCGATGATAGCCTGTAAATCCCGAATACCCAGCGGTAAGATAGGTTCCCACTTGGTAAAATCAAGATCATTATCGATCAATCCCAGAACACGGACTATTTCACCGGCACCGTCACCGCCTTTATTAAATAACTTCGTCATTTGCTCGATCTCTTTTTAGTGTATATGGTTTCCAATTATCAAAATCCTTTGTGAAATTGTTTATTTCATCGTAGAACTCCTTATAAAAGCGGGCCAGCCCGGTATCTATCGTTATACAGGTCTGCTCCGTACGCGGATTGGTGTTTATATTGGCCGAACTTTCTATTACAAAATCAAAAGCGTTACCAAAACCAGCCATTACTTTAGCATGGTTACGGAAAATACAGACACGTGATCCGAAACGTTCCGCCACCTTCTTTAGGTATAAATAAACATCCGCGTAGGAACCTTGAAAGATTTCACCTACATAAAAATCCGCGTGCCCTATGTCTTTTCTCTCCAGCCATTTCTCCACCTCCTTAACATCGGTAATTGCCATACACCAGGTAGAAATCAGAACATATTCCACCGGTTGTTGCTTCACGATCACACGAAGATAAGTAAGGCTGTCAACGTCCCCATGACTGATACAGTGATAAGACGCCCCTTTCTCAAAATGCCAGGGCAAACACTCTTCCAGGTGCAGCTCCGATTTTATCCGCCGGTCAAAATGAACGTTTTTCGTCCGGCGGGCCTTTATATGCTTGTCCGGGGTGTTATCGGCACGGTTCTCTTCCGGTTGCCGGTCGCTTACCGGTTCTTCCGGTACATCTTCCGGTTTCGGTGTGAAAAACAGACTACGCATTTTCTTTCATACGGTTAGAGGGTGAAACGTTCTGTTCCGCTTCCACTATGGTACGATAAAGCCCTACTTTCGTAGCGGTACCCGGAAAGTTGGCATTAATATACTGCTGTAACGGTTTACAAAGGATCATGTCCGGAATAGCCGTTTCGGAAGCGTTATACACTTTCAGGCTGTATAATTTCTCCGATCCGGAAGAAAGCTTGTTTTCTATAATCAGGTTTGAAAGTACCGGATCAAGACCGAAGCCGGAGGTGGCGGCAGCGTCCGCCTTATTTGATATCTTAATTTGGGCGTCCACATAATCCTTTATTTTCTTATCCAGCGGCTCCACCGTCCAGCCCTCAAAGTTATTCGCTTCCGGATTCCAGAATTTAGTCGTGTGCATGTATTTCCCGGCGTTCTGTCTTCCGGTAATGTTGGAGGCGAATTTCTCCATAGCTTCGTCCTTAAAATCTTCCAGCATTTGGGCCGTGTATTTTTCGCCCGTACGGTCGCAAACTTGTTTTATACGTGCTTCCGCACGGTCCCAGTAAGACTGTGGCGATTCGATATGCAGGGAAATAGCCGAAGCGTTTTCGTTATAGGCGATTAGGATAGCGGCCAGACCGCCGGCAAGCTCCAGCCAGTCAAGCGCACCCAGAAAACGCGGCGTACTCATGAAATCCTTGCAAAAGGAATAGATATTATAGTATTTCACAGAAACCGGATATTTGAACGGGTGGGCCGGATCAAAGACCGGGTAACGGTAAGTATAAGCCGGATCAGGATAAGGAAAGTCGCCCACAAGTACTTCCTGCGGTTCATCCTCACCGTCGGGAGGATATACCAGGCGGGCTTTCTGATAGGGAATATGTTCCAGTCGTACCAAACGCCCGGGATTGCCCACACGCGGCGCACGGTTCCGGACAAACTTTATAAAAAAGCCCTGCATGTGTGTTAAGTCTACGAGTGAGCGATGAAGAACCGTCGTGTAATCCCACGACTCCAGGTCGGTAGTTATTTCCGGATCGAGTTTCCAACGCCGGTAAAAACGGTTATTGTCTTCGTCGATTGCATCCTCATACAGCCGCGGGCCTTCTCCCCACTGTAAACCGGCTATTTTACCCATAATACCTTCACCGGCGTAGAATTTATCCAGTAAACGCATGACCTCGCCCGGCATGTCATTATTATCACCCATAGGAACGATAAAAGTACCGTTTACGCTGATCTTCCGCGAAAAGAAAGCCCCCCGCCGGTTTAACTGGATGCTGGAAGGTTCCCAACCTTTACCGCGGCCACCGATAGAAAAAGAGATCAAACCCTTGTCACTGCCGGTATCTATAATTCCAAAGTTACCACTTCGTCTTATTTCCATAATCTTAAATCGTTATTCTTTTCCCGTTGAACTCCATTACCAAACATTCCCAGCAATTCAGCGGCCGGCCCGTTGTGGTGTCCGTCAGAAATAGTTTATAGCTTGAATTTTCGATGCTTTCATCCGTCGCCTTTTTCCTCAAACGGGCGGCCGTGAGTATCACCATGTCGCCGCCGTCCCGTGTATGCCGGTTCCATTTCCGGAACTTGATAGAAAAGGTTCCCCCGGAAATGGTAATCCGTTTCATCTGTTCTACCGCTACATAAAGGTTTATTTTTTCCATAGCCGGCGGATAAAACTTTTAATCTTGCCCCAGTTATCATGGACCAGGCAAAAGGATAGAAAGAAAAACATGAATTTTAGGAACGTCCATAAGCTACACCCGTTTGTAACCTTTTCTTTCTCCTGGCTTTGTTGCTTAACGTCGGATTTACTGGTAACGACTGTTTCCGCTTGACTGGTAGTTTCCTTATGATCCTGGAAGGAACTGCTTTGATTCTTTCCAGTTCTTTTTTCAGTTTTTCGGTTGCTGAAATCAATTTCTTTAATTCTTCCGAGGCTGTCGTAGTTGATACGGATATGCGTACTATCTTCCCGGTAAACGTCAAGTACATGCTCCTCATTGCTTGAATCTCTCCGCGCAAGTTCAATAACTCCGTCAGTAGTTGTTTGTTTTTCTTCTCCAGTTGCTTCTGTAACCGTTTTTCGTGTAACAGAGCGAGAAGAACGACAACCGTAAAAACAAGCTGCAAAACAAATAAAAATAAGTAGGTGTACGATTCCATGTCTCATGTTTATTAAGTCGTTAATTATTATTAGTGTCAAAAGTGATAGATTTACGGTTCGGGCAATTCTTCACACCGCAAAGAAACGGCTTCATAGTGTCTATTACACGGGCGTTCTGCTTGATTGCCTTTTCCATTTCGTTACATTTCTGCAGGACTTCCTTGTACTTGTTATCCACTTCGTCAAACCGTTTTTTCTGTTCCTGGTACGCGTTCTTTAGCTCCTTACGGTCATTCTTCATATCCTCGATTAGTTCCTGGTAAACCTCTTGTACTGACTTCATGGCATCAGCTTCCGCCTGTTTACGGGTATATCGGAGAGTGAATAACCAGGTCAGCCCACCCGTGCAAAGAGCCGTAATAATCGCTGTAATTATCGTTTCCGTCATATTGATAGAGTTGAAAATTTTATATTATGGTCCAGACGGTACATACATGCGTCAAATAGCCCGCCACGATCCCGGCCAGGTCTGCCAGAATATCCTTCCAGTCCCATTTATTACCGGGTGACATTTTATCCCCGTATTCCTTACCCAATGAAGCACCCAGGGCAAAGGGAACACCATAATCACCCAACAGGGCACATATAGCGTAATTAATCCCGAAATGCTTCCATTTGTCCGTTCCTATTTTCATAATTTGAATGATTGGTTACTGCAAAGGTGGGAAGAACGGAGACGGACGAAAAGGACATAAAAAAGAGTGCCGGGAACCACCCCGGCACAAACAAACCCTAACCTGGGACTTAAACCCAACGGCTGCCTTTTCAGCCGGTATGCTAAATTATTAATATTAAGGATTAGACAACTTTTCGATGTCTTTTTTCATCATACGTAAAGTCCTGATTCGCCCTACAATTTTTTCCGGAGAAAGAGGTTCGCTCTCTTCATCGGTCAAATCGTCGATCGTTTCCTCTATTACCCGTATGTAACAAGCGGAAACCGGTTCTGTCTTAATTTGCCACTGCTTCAATATTTCGGCACTTTCATCTGTGATATGTGCGCCGTTTACTTCTATGTCTTTCATAACAAATCTTTCTTTAAACGTTCTTAATCGGTGTAGTCTCTAAGGTAGTGAAATCAATTATTCCGGCCTGCCGGTATATCCCGAGGGCGACTTTTCTAAACCGTTCATAATTACGTCTATCAATGGGCGATAACTGCCACCTCTTCATGTCTTTCATCAAATCCGGTATATTATTAGCACTATTATACATACAGTTGTTTTTACCGTACTCGTGATGAAGTGATACAGACTGAAAATCACCGGAAAAAACAACCAACCGTAAACGTTCAAGTTCGAGGAAAGCAAACTCATTGTTAACCTTCTCCACCTTGTATGCTCTTAGTTCAATGGAAGGCGCACCGTATTCACGTCTAACGAAAAATAGGATATCAGAATTATTTGTATTCATTTGGCACCTCCTTTTAAGTCTTCTAATTTAATATGTGAAATACTTGTTATACTTTCCAGTACCCCGTCGCATATACTTTTAACCCTTAATCCGCGGGAACCGTCTTTCTTGGGTAAATTCAGGTGATAATACGGGCGATTCCTCCAGAATGTAATCCGGAAAATCCAGCCACGAACTTTAAAAGTAGCATTACTTATTTTATAATCAACCTGTACCAGATCACCCGGTTTAAATTTACTTTCTTGTAGAAACATCCCCTGTATTTCTTCCTGTTCCTTCTTTATTTCCTCAATTCTTTTATCATTGTTTTGTAATTGGGTAAGTAACACTTGCTGATATTCAGTATATATCATTCGGCACCTCCTTTCTTTTCTATCTGGGGACGCTCTGAAAACCTATATATTCTTTTAACCCGGTAAATAAAAAAATAGGCTACCGGCTTGTCACAGCCGTTATTATGTGTTTTAGTGTCCTGGTCTATATGAATAAACCCGCTACCGGAAGATATCTTCAGCGGCATTGTTTTAGGGTATTTCTCGTTCAGCTCCTTTACCTTTGCTTCCAGTTCAGTTTTAAAAGCATCGAAGGAAATTTTATCAGGACAAAGCGTATTACCAAACTGGTTTGCAAACTCTGCCATTTCAGCACATTTTCGATTCTGTGGCTTATATTCGTTAAGCTCTATAAAATAAGATGTCATTTTCGGCCTCCTTTCTGTACCTTCTTTGCCCGGTACACACAAACAACTGCACCGATAACAGCCGGCGGAAAGATAAAGGTTAGACAGAACCAGGCAATAGCAGATAAATAATAAGCATCGGAAGCCGAGTTTACGGAACAATCTTTTTCCAATTCCTGAAAATAACGATGTTGGATCGTGTTTACGTCCGTGCTACCAGTACGGAACGAAGGCACGTAGCTTGTGCCGGATTGAAGTTCTTTTTTCATAACGGTATAATTTTGACTATTTTACATGGGAAAGGCGGTTACCATTTCCCCTTATTCGTCAAAATTACACCGCAAACCGTCCGAAGATCGGGTTATAAGTTAGGGAAAGGCAACCGCCTTATATATCCAAAATAGATAAATACCGAGCATAAAAAAAGCCCGTTGTTTATTCGAGCCAATAACCGAGACTCACCGGACCGCACCAGCGGTGTAATTTTGACAGGGGCAAATGTCGGTATTAAAATCTGAACAAAAAAAAAAAAAACGTTAATAAAAGTTTATCGGAAAAAGAAAATTTATCGACTCTATAATTCGTTACTTCGTAACAAAAACGCCCGCCAGAATTGGCGAGCGTTAATCTATTCTCATGGTTCATATCTCTTTTGAGTTTCACCCTCTTCATCACTTTCCTTTTTCATATTTCGCATAAATAAAGGAACTTTCTTTTCAACCTCTTCATTTTTATTCTCTTTATCTTCCATGGCCGCTTTCTCCATGTCTTCAAAATCTTTTTGTGTTATAATTCCTTCTCGTATTTCATCATCAGAAACTATATCTTTACTTAATAACCAATGATATACATTTTGATTCGTGCTCTCATTTGTAACAACATACGCCTGCTCAAATTTCCACCGAAATTTTGCTAAATAATTCATGGCGTCTACCATAGAATTAAATTCAATTTTCTTCCCGGATTCATCTACCATAAACGTTTTGTATTTTCCGAAATAAGATGTTTTTTGCCCGAAGTCTATTTGTATTTTGACTTTAGAACTTAAGACTTTCCCTGTACCAACAATTTCACAAAACGTTTTTCGAGTTTCTTGTGCTGTAGCTGCTACTACTAAAATAGCCAACACGGTAATTAATAATAATTTCTTCATATCAGTAACTTAAAATTAGTGTATACTTTCGTCTGTACCACCCGTAAGTTCTGACGGTTATATGCAGTGTAATTTTGACGGCTGCAAAAATACTTAATATGTACAATTATAAAGAATATTATCCCCAAAAATGAAAGGCAACCGCCCCAAAATACACGGTAATTCATGAAAAACGCCCCAAAAAATGAAGTAAAAACGCATAAAAAACATGCTTTTTCGCGTAAAATTTTGGTCTAAATGCAGATAAACGACTGAAAAACAGTCAAAAACCGGAGAAAATTTCAGAAACTTAAAAAATGACACCTTCCGAAGACCGAGCCGCTCAGAAGTCGGAAAGCAGTTGCCCTCCCCCTAAAAGGTGAAATATGACCTCTCCCGGAGGGGTACCCGTAACCTGGTAACACAAAAAACGCCGGAAAACCGATTTTCCAGCGTTACAAGGCAATTACCTTTTATGCCTGTTCTCTATCCATTGATCCACAAACGAGTCGGCCTGCAGTGTCCGCTTGCCTCGTACCAAAGCTATCCAGCCGGGGCGCATCAGTAAGTATTTGAAAGCGTCGGAGAAATTGGTGGATAACATCGGTAGTTTTTTCGGTGCCAGCTTTTCGGACTTCTTCACCTTGAACACTACCTTAGAATTACCCCGGTATTTGATTTCAGCCTTTGCCTTTTCTACGGAACTAACCATTTCTTTACAGTTCATCGCATCAACCAGCAAGATAGGCAGGTTCTTGTTGGTACCGCCCATAATCTCCTGCATAAAGTCGTATTCCGTATCCTGCCGGATAACTGCCTGTTTGCGGCTCTTTAGGTTTACGATCCAGCCGGTACGGTTTCCGCTACCGTCTTTTTCTATGGCGTCTTTGATCTTACCCGCGTAATCCTCCTTCTGTTTCTCAAAGTTATTACCTGCACGGTCATAGTACAAATCCAGTTCTTTATATTCGTGGTTCTGGAAGAAAGTGAGGAACTGGTCGGCGATCTCCCGGAACCAGCCCGGCGGTATCTCAAAAAAGTTCTTATGTACCCGGTAATAAGCACCGTCCGGCTGACCGATCACCAAAGAAAGCATATTACCGAAGTCCATACCACCTTCAATCGCTTTATCATGGTGCAGGTACCGGAGCTCCCGCGAGCTGTAAGCGGCTTCTCCGGACATGGTACCGTTATAATACTTATGTCCTTCACCAAACAACACATAGAAACGTAAATCCCTGCGAAGACCGGGACGCATACCCACCACCGACTTTTTAAATTCGTGAAGCTCCAGCGTACCATTATACAACCGCTTTAAATAATCAATCGTAAGTATCTCAACATTAGCGAATGAAGAAGCGTTAAGAAAGAACGTTTGTCCTTTTCTCAACTTCAACAAAGCCCGGTCGTAATATTCAATATCCCGTTTCAAACGTTTCAGTTTCAAAGGGGAAGGCTTATTTTTTCTTTCTTCTTTTAATAGAGAAATTACCAGGTCATTACGCATACTTGCCGCCTGTACTATTTTAATGATCCGTTCCGGGTCCATTTGCTTGACATACCGGAAAAACCAGTCGTACTCGTTTTCGTCGATATCCGGCATATCGGTAGTAATGGTTATCCCCAGGAATAAATGGGAATGTCCGTAAGTGATCGCATCACCGCGAAGAATAGGCATAGCGCGGTTTACTTTCATTTCCTTGTCGTACTTCGCTTCATCATAAAACAGATGTATTACAGACTTTCCGGCAAGCAGCGAAGGGTTATCCAGTGATCCCATGAAAATAACACATCCGTTCCAGAAGCTGTAAACATGCTTGTAATCATCCACGATAACCGAACATTTACGCCGCCAGGATTCAGGCGGGCGGGTATCTTTTACATAGTGTACCCCTTCGATCAGGCCCATAAGCTGCCAGCCCTTCTGTACGGCCGGCATTATATTATCTTCCAGGTTACTGTAGGTATTGGCAACAAAAGCGAACGCACCGCCGGGCATTTCTTCCACACAACGGGCGGAACGCCTGGCTTGTATAACGGTCGATTTGGCCGTACCGCGCCCGTCAACAGATACAAGGATAGTAGTATCGATCCAGTCCGTCAGAACCTGGATTATATGGCCGTATTTGATTTCCACATCATCGGCGTTACTCACCTTCGTTATCTTCCCCGAACTCTTTGATATCATACAACATACGTTTTTTCAGGTCAAAAGCTTTAATACGCGCGTCCTCTTTTATATTATCACGTACAATAACAGGAATTTCCGGGATCGCGTCGATAAACTCTTCCAGTTCCTTACGGTCGATTTCAGGAACACCCAGATCCTTACGGCTGGTAGTATAAATAACCGTGCTTTTCTGTGAAAGCAGTTCCTCCGGTATTTCGGCCTGTTGATCCTTATAACATCCGCGAAGTTCCGCCGCCAGTTTCAGCAGGTTCTTAGCCTCCTTCACATTTCCCATAAGAAAGACGGTATTCGCCCAGTTTTCGGCCTTTTCCGCATACAAGTTAGCGAAAGCCTGCGGGCGTACGTTATCCTGCGTATAAAAGAAATTGAGACTGTCAGCGTACACCTGGCGGGCCATCCAGTCCGAAAGGCCGTAAGGTTCCGACTTCAAAAGGCGGATGATGCCGGCCTTTGTCACCAGCTTACCATTTATACGCATACGGGCACGAAGGCCCCGTACCATTTCCATAAGGCTGTAATATTCCCTTTCATCGGGCGCGAGGGCTTCCAGCGTACCGGTAGAAAGAATCCTTTGAATCTGGTTGATATCCACCTTGTCAAAGTCTATTCGTGAGGGCTTAATTAAATTCGTCGTCATCCATTTGTTCGATTAAACGTTCAAAAGTATGTCTTTTCCGTACGGCCTCCAGCTGTTTTATAGCTTCCACGTTTCCGCCTTCCGCCGCTTCATGGAGTTTTATTTCAGGCGCGGCACGTGCTACCAGAATCCCTTCCCGGATCAGGAAGTTAACGGAAGTTCCTACCGTTTCCGCATCCCGGACAAAAAGCCCGGCATCCTCCAAAGAAAGCCCCAGGGAAACGGCTATGTCTTTCGGCGAATACCCTAAAGAAGACAAACGCCGTACATCCTCCTTTTGCTGCGCATCCAGGTAAATACTATCCACCACCGTTAAATCGTTCATACGCATCTTTTATTCGTTTCTGTGCCGTGAAATAATAAATTTCGTCCTGTTCCATTAATACAAAGTTCCGGCCGCTTTCAATGGCTGCCACGGCCGTAGTACCGGAACCGCCGAAAGTGTCCAGGATCAGATCGCCGGGCTTTGTACTGTCTTCAATCAGTTTACGGATCAACGCCACCGGTTTCTGTGTGGAATGAACCTTTTCACCTTCTACCAGTTTCGCACCGGAAGCAAAAGACCGGATATTATCTATTATGTTTGTGGCACCGATAGAAACACCCTTTCCGCAATGAAACAAAATAAGCTCATGTATAAAGGCGTAATGATTACCCGGGCCCGACTGTTTGTTCCAGACGATCATGTTTGACGCACCTAAATACAAGTCAAACAACGGATAATAAAAAGCATACCCGCGCCAGTCCGTAAAAAAGTACACACAAGCACCGGGTTTCTTCACCCGGTTAAACTCCAGGAACAAATCCCGGTAAAAGGGTTTACAGATAGACAAATCTTTAAAACTGCCTTTCTGCCCGTTGTGTGTCATTCCCAGGAAATAAGGCGGATCGGTTATTATACAATCTACGGAATTGTCCGGAACACGTTTCAACGCCTCCAGGCAATCCTCGTTATATATTTGGTTTGTAATCATTGGAAAGTTGTTTAAGCCGGCTTTCTTCTTTTTCTATCCGGAGGGTTAATGTCTTGAGCTGGTGCCCCAGCTCCGAGCGGTCGCAAGGGTGAGAGAAACGGCCCAGGTTCTTTGTGATCCGTTGCCGTTTCCCTGTCAGACTGGCAATAAGTTCAATTACTTTTTTTTTCGCGCCTCAATTTCTTCCTCTATGGCCTTCTGTGTAGTTTCCCACTTTTGGATCAATGCAAGGGCACTCGCTTTCTTCTTCTCATCATCCCCGGCCTGTTCCAGTTTCGCCTTATTCTTTGAAAGGTTGGCGCGGGCGTTATTCAGTGCCTTTTGTATGTCGATATCCGAAAGGTTCTCGACGCCCTTACGGACGGACAAACTTTTTACCTTCTCACATTTACCCAGAATCTTTCCGTTCTCCCGGTAATATTCCAGTTCATCCCACATCTCGCGGTTAGCGATGAAGTTTTCCACAACCGCCTGCGCTTCCTGTGCTGTAGAAAGTGAACTGACATCATCCGGCGTAGCTTCCAGGCGGGCGAAAGCTTCCTTATACTTCCCGTATGCGGTGAACATGTCGGAAACAAGTATTTTCAGAATGTCGGGACAATCCGGAGAATTCAGGAAGGTAAATTTCTCGCGGAAACGTATCATTTTGGTTACGGTTTCCGGGGCTGCTTTGTATCGTTTCTCCGCCTCTTCCAGTTCCTCTTCCAGCTCTTCCACACGGTCGGCATTTTCATCCATGGAAAGAACCTTATCCCGGAAATCGGACGAAACGAGTTCTTCCACACTGACGCCGAAAGATTCGGCAAGTTCCAGCAGCAAATCATCGCTGTATTTTACCGGCGTTTTGGATGTTTCCTCCCGGGCGGGTTCCATTTTTACCGCGGTCAGCTGTTTGGAGTTTCGCCGGATCGTCTTAAATTCACGTTCAGAAAGCCCGGCCAACTTCCGTAGTTCCTCTAAAAGAATGGCCTTCATCGTTTCCGTTTCTCCCTGCCGGCGGAATGACTTCTTTAACATACGGTTGATACCGTATTTCTCGTACAGTTCCACGCCCTGAATAAAGTTACGCGGACCGGCCAGATAGGTAATAATTTCCTGTTTCATACTATATAAAATTTGATGATACAAAGGAAAAAAGGGGCAATTACCCTAAAAAGGACAAAGGGTGGCCGGGCATGTGCTGCCGGTCACCCTTTGAATTACATGAAAGCCGTTTACTTACGCCTCATAACGGCTTTGTTCAATCCATTTCATAGCCTCCGAACCGTCGTTAAACGCCCGCAACGTCAGTTGGGAACCTTCGGAAGCGGTAAACGTCTTACCACCTTTCAGAAGGAAATTACCGCCCGCTTCCACCGTAGGCGCAACACCCGAACATCCCATAAGGGTAATTACCGAGCCGTGACTTCCACCGGTAACACCGGCTATCTTAGCCGCACCCGCGGAAAGCTGGTACTGCCCGTCCGTCTGGTAATCTATATTCGTGGCTCCGGCTTCCACCACGGCCACCGGTTCTTCCAGAGTGTCGGTACCCCGGTAAATGGCGATATCATCCCCTTTGCTGATCTGGGTGAAAGTAAGTTCGTTCGTATTCGATTCATTGGAACCGGTATAAGAAACGGATAACTTACACGGGTTACAGGGCGTTCCGATCAGATCGGCAGGCTTTCCGCTACAATAACGGAGCACAACGATACATTTCTTGGACAGCCAGTTTGTCTTAAACTCGCGAATTTCCTGTTCGTTACCGGGATGATTGAACTTAACGGAAGGCGTATAACCTTCGGCGTCCGTTTCCCCGTCACTGTTGGAACTGATTTCAGCGGTACCGGGTGTCAGGTAAATACCGATCGCGTAACGTCCCGCCTTCATTACGATATCATCCTCGATAACCACGCCGGCATCGTTTCTCTGCGGGAAGGAAAGAATATCGTCAACGTCGTAAATTACGAGCTGATCCTTGGGCTGAATACCGTTACCGGGATTGCCGGCCGGCCTTCTTACGCTTGCTTTTACGTATGTCATAACTTAATGATTTATAAGGTTATAAAATGGAAGGGATAAAGTATCCCTTCCGCCAAAAATTAGCCTCTTGCCACTTCGTAGAATTTACCGTCGGCGGCTTTCGCCAGCTTGATAAACTTGCCTTCGGAAAGCGTCATATCTTCGGTTAAGACAAAGTTTCCGCCGGCTGCAATGGTGGAAGCAAATTCAGAACCGCTTCCGTAGATCGTGTAAACGACACCGGCTTCCGCATCGGTAAAGTTAGTGATTGCCATTGCCTTTGTATTCTTACCGGTTACGAATACTTCACCGTCAAGCAAAGAAGGATCCGTTTCATCCGGCGCAAACTGCAACGCATCGGAAGAAGCGTTTTCGCGGCCGATCTCGATAAATTTACCGTCGGCACGTTTCATCAGTTTGATAACATCCCCCTTACCCGGCTGCCAGGTAGCGGAAATAAGGTCAAATTTTTCGCTTTTCTCAATCTTAACGCCTTTATCCACGCTTCCGCATTTCAGAGAAATAACCGTACCTACCGGTGCATCTTCAATATCGGTAATAGCAAATTCGGCTGTATTGGCTACGGTAACAATAGAGGTATGAAGCTTGGCCGACGGGTTCTTGTCCTTGTCAGCGTCCACAAAGTAAGACGCCGGGCGGTCATACTCATTACAGAAGATCATCTGGCGCGTATAGTCCATATCTTCTTTCTTGGTGTACTTGAAGCCCACGGCAATAGCCCAGATACTTTCACGCCAGTTACTCCATACTTTCAGGCTCCAGTCTTCCTGTTCCAGGTTGAAAGCCGTCATTTCGCCTGGTTTGTCCTCGTAGGTTTTAATGTTGCCTTCAAATGTCCAGAAGATACGGTGGTGGTTGTCAGCATTGGGAACCGGGATAATCTTCACCGCCGGATATTCCTTTACATACATGATATTAGCCTTGTAATCCTGGTTCTGTCCGTAATGCAGTTCATTGTATTTATGATACAATACAATAAAGTGCGAAGGCATATAAAGTGCCAGGTTACCGCTGTCACGAAGAACCGCCGGGATCATGGAAGTACCCTTGTACACCTTCTCACCGATGTTTGCTTCGGTAAGTTCTCCCAGCTCGAACGGCTTGATCTGGTAAACGAACTTTCCGTTATTGATATCGGTATGTCCGTTCACCTTCTTGTTCAGGAACTCATACAGACCGTCAGCTGCAGCAAGTGCTTTGCCCGGTTCGTTCAGATTCGGGTCCTTACGGATTCCGTTAATACGGCGTTGTTCACGCTCGTTATGCAACTTCTTGGCGGTTTCGGCCAGGATGTACTCGATAAAAGACCACTTGATAGGGTTTGAACCTTCCTTGTTCAAAGTGCCGATCCAGGTTTTCTCCAGAGCCTTTAAATTTTTGAAACGGTGTGCAAACATCACGTTGAACATGCGCAAGGTTTCATCGTCGAACTCGTAGGAACCTTTAGTCACCTTGTCGAAGTCGGATTCCTCATTACCGGCCTGTGAGAACTCACCCAGCCAGATATTAACCAGCGTAGCCAAATCCTGATAACCGGATTCAAGCGGGAAAATACTTTCAATGGAAGGAAGTTCCATTAAAAACGACTGCAAACGCTGTTGCCAGGGAATACGGTAAAAGGCACCGAGGTCTTCCTTCAAACGGCTGTAGTCAATGGAACTTGCTTTCGGAAGAGCGATCATTTCAAAACCGGCAGCCTCCATTAACGCAGCTTTGGCGCGAAGGTTATACGGGCGGTCCAGTGAGAACATTTCACCCTGCAAGCCTCCCAGCTGCTTTTCATCCTGGAGATTGAATTTTCCCTTACCGTCCGCCTGGGCGTTGTGTTGCTTCCCTTTACCCGGATCATCTTCCGCAGCGGCCGAAAGTTGGGCGATAATACCGGAAAGCTTCGTTATTTCGGCATCCTTCTTGGCAATTAACGCGGTGTTGTTCCGGTTTTCGTCACGCTGTTGTGTCTGCAAGGCTTCAAGCTGTTCCTGTGCCTGTGTCAAACGGGCGGCAGTATCACCTAACAAACCGCGAAGGAAAGCGGTAGTTCTGGGTTCCTCGGTTTCCTCTCCCTGGTTCCCGTCTTCGGCTTCGTCCTGGAAATCGTTTTCGAGAGACGCTTTAAAGTCCGTGAGGAATTTTTCGGTAAAACCGTAATTTTTCAGTTTTGCCACTTCCTCGGCCGTGATAGAGTTTTTGTCCTCTACCTTGCTCCATTCCGACAGGCCCAACAGGGCCAGAATGTGAGCGGAAAAGCTCTTAAATTTCATATATACAAAATTTTGAAGTTAATACTATATGTTATACATCGCATTTACTTTTCTGACGGTAGCCTGTGCCAGTACCCACTTTACTGCGTCTTCCAGCGTACCGAACTGATCGATATAGCCGTTTGCCACGGCTACGTCGCCGGTGAATATCTGTCCCCGGAAAAGGGGAAGTTCCGGATCGTAGGCAATACCCAGATTCCGACTGATCGCATCGCAGAAAATGCGGTGCATGACGGCCAGACGTTGCTTTATAGGCTCTTCGTTGTTGTCATCTTCAATCGCGCGGGTTTCATAGTTTTTCAGATCGGCACTATCCGGATAGATTTCCCGGTAATCAATGCCCTGTTTCTTGAAATATTTCTTAAAGGATTGGTAAGTAAGCATGATACCGACGGAACCGACTTCACACATAGGGGAAGCGATAAAGGTTCTGCCGGCGGCGGTTCCCAGCCAGAAATGGGCACTCCCCATGGTACCGGCCACATAGGTAGCTATAGGTTTGGAAGATTCGGCAATCATTTTAGCCGCCAGGTCCACATGCGCAACCATTCCGCCCGGACCGTTGATCCACAGGACCGCACCGCAAATCTTAGGATTATCGAAAACATCCCGGAGCTGCTTTTCCAGGCGGTAAGTCTCCCAGGAATACAAGGTGCCCTCCAGGATAATGACGGCCACACTGTCAGCCGGCAGCGTCTCATCGTCCAGTTCCCACCGGTTGGCAAGGTAAGGCGTAGTAGCGTAGGCGGTTATTTTATTATTGTCGAGCCGTTTTTCGATCGCATCCAGGTTGCCGGCTGCAACACACGGCACAAGTAAAGAAAGCAACCGGTAATAATCATTATCAGCGATTGCCCAAGGTGCTGTAAAAATCTCCTGTATTTTGTCCACGTTCTCTTTTTTACGACAAAGAAAACGCCTATATCATAGGTAGAGAAGGACTGAAAGGAACCTACAGGAACGCATCAACACCCGGCCCCGTACCGGACAGGGTGCAGTTATACAGCCCCCCGCCGATCTCAAAAGAAAAGGTAAGCGGGTAATCGGGAGAACCGGAAACACGGGTATTACCCGTTTCGTCAGTATAGAGAGCGACAAAGGGCGTCGCTTTCAGATTTTCCAGGTAAAGCGTCTTATTTTGCGACACGTCGGCAAGCTTGAAGGTATGTTTTTTAGTATAGACGTCTTCATTTTTGCTGTCACCCGGTTTTAAGGTTCCCGGTACGATCATAAGAATATCAGGTTTTCCGATAGAGCGGATAACGACTTTCGAACGCACGACGCCAAAATGGATAATGTTGTAAACGGGAACCAGTTGCAGGCTATGGGCGGCGGATATTAACTTTCTTGACATAATTACAGATATAAAGTATTGATAATCAAACATTCAGCATTTTTCGGACGTTTTTCAGCCAAAAACCGGACAAAAAAGGACAAACAGATACAGTTGGTAGGTAAAAAATAACTTGCTTTTTTACACTTTTTTTCGGTTATAGGCCCTTTTCTTCTTGCGCCTGAAACTGTCCCGCCACCGCTGGTAGTTTTTCAGCAGTCCGTCTTCCTGAATGGAAGAGATATCATACTTTTTCAGGAAGGTAAAAACGGTTTCCTTAAACTCGATTCCGTGCAGGTGCTTGTTTTCGTCCATGAGTTCGTGCAGCTCGGCCCACATCAGGGCACGCAGACGCTTTTCAAGAATGGCGGTACCGCGTACGGAAATGTAATTGAACTGTTCCGGAGACTTGCCGCCGGCAAAATTGGCCTCCCGGCGGTCAGGCAGCATAAACTCCAGGTTGCCACGGTCAGCCGGACAATTTACCGGCCGTTTCTCCATGAGGTCGTAAACGGTCACATAAATATCGGACGAGGAAGGAAAACGGACGGTACCGACCGTTTCGTCGTAATATTTGCCCCGGACGTATTCGGCCAGGTAGGATTCGATCTGTATTCGGGTGGTAATCATAGCAATAACATTCCTTTTTAAAGGCAAAGATATTCCTTTATCGGCTGTTGGTCTGCCATTTACGGGAAAATGTAGGCATTCGACCGCCATTTTGATAAATATACTCCGGGAGAATAATTATAATACACTTTTTCATGCCGCCACACGCCCGGAATTTTCTCCGCCAGGCTGTGCTGATATAATCCGGTACTAAATTTTTGTAATTTCGTAACCGGGCAACCGGCAAAGATAAATTCCTGTATCTTAGCAACTTAGTAACGTTACTAATTTCCGTTACAAAAAAATGGCAGGAAAACAGTTTGTAACCGGGCTTACCGGTAGAAGATAAAAAGGCCGGTGTTACAAACCGGAAAAATTCGTAACCGTTTTGTAACTGCAACTTCGTAACCTTTATTTCCTATTTATTTATTTGATTTTCAGACTTTTTTCTTTCAAGCAAACAAAGGTTACAAGGTTACTAAAATTTTGTATGAAATAGAGGTGGGGTATGGGGAGGGAAGCCGGGCGGGGCGCATCTGTTTCCATACGAAAAGAGGGACCGACACATTCGTATCTGGTCCCTCTTTTCGTATTTTATACCGGCTCCGATCCGTCTTATACGCGATGTTTGCACCTGCTTAAAATCCATTCCTTTACATCCGGGGGTATATAGCGGTGCACGACGGCCGTATAGTCTTCGTTAAATTCATACTCCAGGTAGTTGTCGCCTTCCAGGATAAAAACACAGGCCGTTTTGATGATCCATTCGAGCTGCTCGCCCGAATAGCGTTCCAGTGCCAGGACGGTACCGGGTTTCATACGTTCCAGATAGCGGTAGACCTGTTCGGCGAATTTCCGGAACCTCTCGCCGCTGTTCCAGAGCGCGGTAAACTCGGACATGCTGTTTAATTTCAAATGCGCGTTATTCATTCATCCGGTCGTTCATCAGGTACAAACATGAGTGTCGGATCGGCCGGTTCCGTTCCACCACCGGCAGCCGTTTCCGCCGTGCCGCATGAACGCAGATAGATCATGTCGGCGGCCTTGCCGTCGTTATCCTTGCGTACGATACGCCCCTGGGAGTTGCAAAGGTCCTTCGGGTTGAGTTCGTCAATGTAGGGGCAAAGGGCCACAAAACCTTTGAGGGCCTTTGTAAAACGCTGCATCGTGATTTTATTCACACCGGAAAAGCTTTTGTAATCGGCGAAGGCCTTTTCACGGACGATAAAACAGTCCAGGTGCTCGCTGTCCGGAGAGAAATAAGAGTTCGCCCAGTCCTCAAAGTTATTGCCCATATCGGCCTTGTATTTACGCCTGATAATGTTTTCCATGGGCGGAAGCAATTTTATAGATTCCTCGCAAAGGGAAAGGTAAAAACGGCAGCACTGCAAGAAGAAATTTATATCGGCGTTCCACTCGTTCTCGCTGTAAGTCTTGGAAAACAAATCCTTACCGAAATCGTCCCGGATAGAACGCGTTTCCCGGTAGTCGTTATCTTCCGTACGCTGGTGGTAGTAGTCGGAGAATACCAGGTACAGCAAACGGGCTTCCGTAGACGGATCAAAATCAATAGGAACGTAATTAGTTGTAAATCCCAGCTTGGCCGATTCCTCGAAAGGTATAGTAAACGACTGGTTGTTCTTCGGGTTCACGGTCATATCTGACGTGATGATGTCGTAAAACAGGCCCGTATTAAGATACCGGTCGCAATCATCCACCAGAATAAAGTCGGTATGCTGGTTCACCTGGTCGAACACATGCGGATTATCCATTAACTTAGGATTACGGCCGGAAAGCTTGACGCTCTTCATAAAGTAGGAAAGGGCCTTGAACATGAATGATTTGCCCGAACGTCCGTTACATTCACCGTCTTCACCGATCTTGTTATCCATGGCCTGTGGTGCCCAGGCACGCGAAGGGGATTTGTACCGATGCAGCATATAACCGATAGTAAATATCTTATTGATAAGGTTCTTTTTCTGTTCGACCACTTCTTCCTCCGTGAGGCCTTCCCCCTCGATATCGAATTTATGTTTTTCCCGGTAGGATTCCGCTTCCCCCACGCTCTTGTCGTCGAAATTGTATTCCAGTTCCTTACGCCAGTAAACGCGGCTCGAATTGATTACATAGCCGAAAAAGTTAGACGGTACGGCATTTATCCGGATATCAAACGCATCGTTGCCCTCTATGTCTTTTTTACGGGAAATGGTAAACATGTCTTCCATAAGACGAACTTTGTGTTTCAGTACGTTTTCTTCCCAAACGTAGTGGGACAATGTGCTGCCGTTGGCCGGATGTTCCTTTATACCGGTACCGCTTACCTCCATGCTGCAACCGGGAAAGAAGAACATCTGCGTATTATGGGTATAATTGGTAAAGTCCAGTTCTATTTCCTGCAAATTGTCCAGGGCCGTATCTGACAGTTTGGGGCTGTTCAGAATAAGGTTTCTTATATCGCGGGATAAAAAACTATCCTGGGCCCAACCGCGGATAAACTTCCGGATATCCTTTGCCTTTATCAGTTTTACAATATTGCCGGTAATACGGATGTATTTCGTTGAACTGGAATTTTCATCATGAAGCGAATAGAAACCGTTAAGACGTAAAAAGTAGTGAAGGCAGTCCGCGTCTATATTGTGATCCCATTGCCGGGATTTCTCGTTAAACTTGGAATACCAGAATTTGGCGGGCATGGCAAGCGTCATAAGGTTACGGAAATCCTCGTTCTTGCTTCGTAATTCCATAAAGTCCCGGAAGTCCTTACGGGGTTTGCCCCGCTGATCCCGGTAAGTGGTAAGCCAGGCCGGTAGCCAGATCGTGTGGATATCGATAAAACGTAGTGCAAGTTCCGTACCCTTTACCCTGCCCGTCGTGTCGATATCGGGTATGTTATACAGGACTTCAACGTATTTCATGATCTCCTTGTAGTCCTGTTCGGAAAGTTTATATGTTTCCGAATTAAACCAGATTGGGGAAAAGCCCAGCGATTTAACGCACAGGGCGTCGCGCTCTCCGGAACATATAAACGCCTCCTGCAGCTTCTGTTCCTTATAAGGCTTTTCCGCATTGGCCGGATTCTTTTTAAAGGCGGCTTCTTCCCTGGAATTAAACTCCCAGTATAAGGCTTTCAGTTCGGAAAGACCGTTTATATAGTCCTTCGGCTTGACACCTTCCGGGGTGTAGGAAAAACGCCACTGCTTGTCCGGATTCAGAGGCTCGTATATTTTATAGAACTTCACTTCGGGCGTGTCGCCTTCGGCCGGTTTTACCAGACATTCGCGCATAAAGATAGGGTATGTCGCAGTCGCGTATTTATAGGTTACCTCGCGATTTTTTACATACCCTATATATTTGGCCGAATACCAGTGCAGAGCCTCGGCGTTCTCCTGGGTGACACGGGGGCCGAGTATGCGTAACTGATCCGGGGTGAGATGATCGGCAAGCTCGAAAATTTTAGTACCGTCTTTCTGATCCTGGGAGGCCGGAACCTTACGGATATCCGGCTTGTTTACGTTACGGTTGAGTTCATCGGTTACGTTGTACATGGATGCAAGTTTAAGGATCGCCTCGTTAAACCGGAGGCCTTCCTCATACATGCAGATATCGACAGGGCTTTGAGCCGTTCCGGTATCACCGAAATCCGTTACCTTATAAACCTGCTGGGAACCTTCCTTTCCGAATAGCTTGATACAGGCCGACGCGTCGTCTTCTGACGGCCGGCGTTTGAAATGGCGGTTGGTTCCGACACAATCCCGGGCTTGCGGATAATAATGTAGAATAATATCCAGCCCGTTGTTGGTTACTTTGTAGATGTCTTCTGCCTTTATCATCGTTATAAAAGTTACATAGTTACTTATTTTTCGTTGTTTTCCTCCTGCTTTGTTTTCAAGTCTCCCCAAGGTTGATACAGGAAAACGAATAATAACAGCCAAAGAAAAGCGGTTTTACCCGTATAATAAATGACAAAGGCAATCAGTCCCATAAAGGCAACCACGATAATAGCGTGGGCGATGTATTTTAAATTTTTATCTTTCATTGTTCAAACATGTTATACTGAATTGAAAAACCGAATTTGCTTAATCTCCTTTCCTGGAGAAGGGAACGTTTGTCATGTGAAGGCATAATGACCACCAGGTTCTTTGTATCGAACTGGTAACCTTTCTTCCGCATCTGATAACGTAGGTTTCTTAGGCGTCTGTCTTCTTTCATGGCATTTCGTTAAGATCGTCTTAGTTTATAGAAGGCATGGCACACTATCACAAAGGATAGCGTTTAAATCCTCCTGTATGGTTTCCTGTTGCTTCTTGTTCAGGTGTACCAGGAAATAACCTTTTCCGTCGGAAAGATTCTTTATTTCCGCCAGATTATACTTCCGGTCCATTGCATCCACGAATGCAGGGGATTCCATGGGGCGGAAGCTACTGAATATTTTATAGGTTCCACTACTGCCTTCTATTCGTAACGTGGTTAATTCATCGGGGGTGGTAATTGTTGATTTCATTGCTGTATTATTTTTAGAAAAGTCCACATAAAGTGTAAAAAACTGATTTATATTTATCGCTCTTTCTTCTTTTGTATTAGAAAGATACACCCTTTTATTTTTCTTATCCATTTTTATTTAATCTCTTGCATCAGCCATTTTTCGGCCTTTAGCCGTTGCCGAATAGATATTCGGTTTATCACCTTTGAAACATTTAGTCTTTATCCATTCATATCTTTCAGCTTCCCGGAGATAAAATAATATTCCGTATTCAGATGTATTTTTCAACCAATCTAATTTCTTGATTTGCTCAAATGTCATAGGACCGCCATATACAAGCGATGATGTTAACATCTGAACTCTTTCTTTCAATGAATATTCACTCATATTTAATTTGTTTTACTCTAATTGATTCTTACATACTTGCCACTTATGTTACAAGTTTTTAGTATCTCTGCGTTTTCTTCTCCAAAAGCGATCAAAACAGCACCACAACCAGGCGAATCCCCCCGTATTCCGTCCGGCCTGAAAAAACGAATCCTTCCGCGTAGAAATTTAATTGCCGTTGCCTTCTCAAATATAATATCCTGGAACATCTTACTATCACAGCGGTTGAACAACAGCGCAATGCCATTGCCGTGTTGTGCCAGTTTACGAACAAATTGTTCAATAAGCGGACGGGAATAAGGTGGATTTAACCAGACACGACCTACCCAATCTTTAGTTAATCCGTCATGGTTTTTGTTGTACATGGTTTCTGCCGTTTGCCAAAGCGGTTTAACCGGAGCACATGGATCTAAATCAAACTTTCCTAATGCGTCTATAATTTCTTTGGGTGTATACCACTCATCAGTGGTATTAGCCGATTTTTCAAAGGTTGTATTCATATCTATCATGTTATGAGGGGTTATACAATTCATATCCATTATCCCAAAGACTATCACTGCGAAAATTGAAGAAATCTTCCAAAGAGATACGTACACCATCTTCTAAAAGAAGAAATCCGTTTTCAATAGTCATCCATTCGTCAGAGGAAAAGAAACGGTGCGTAACCTTCTTACCCTCTTTCATTGCTTGTATAGCTTCTTCTTTGCTCATTACTTATTTATTTTTAATTATTCGACTTGTTCCTCACCTTCACGTATTAGGGTAAAAGGTAGTTTGGTACCACAATTCACACAATAAGCTGTTTTACTCTTGTTTAAGGAAACTCCATCGGAATATTCCCCACCGGAATATGTACCGTCAGAATTATGCACACTCGTGTAACTCATTCTAAACAGATCACTATACTGATAACCGTAAAAACCATTGCAATAAGGGCAAGGAAGCGGTTGTGCTTCAGTTACTTTTATGGAGATTTTTTTGCTCATTTCTACTTTGTTTTACTATAATTCTATGCTGCTACTTTTCTCAATTCGCGTAGTTTCTTGCTGACTGCTTCACAAAGAACTCGCGCCATTGTAACCTCTACGGCATTTCCTATGAATTTCTTTTGGTCGGCTTGTGTTCCGATTAACACATAGTTTTCTGGAAACCCCATAATACGCTTTAGCTCTGGTATGCGTAGCATCCGCATTTTAATATCAACTATCCCGTATAAGCCCATGAACTCTTTTATTTTTTTGGTCATAGGACTGTCGGTATCATAAATCTCGATTGCTACACGTCCGGTTTCGGTTGCGACCAAATAAGGCGGCATTTTATCCATACGTGCTATGAGAGTGAAGCATGGGTTATCAATGGAACCACCTGCACTATTAAATTGAGGGTTCATTAGGTAGTGCCACTTTCTATTTGCAGTGACTGTTTGTGCGGGCTCTTCTATGCTACTACCAACGTTGGAGAAGTTTGTATTCATAATCCACGGCTTGCAGCTAACAAGATTGTATTTAGGATTGGCGGTAATACATCCAAGCGGTTTTTCTGTAGATGAAGGTTTACTGTTTCCATATTGCTGGTCTATGAAATATGGAGAAACGAGAGAGAACCGATCCTTTGTTGTTACGGTTGCAGACGGTTCGTTTATTGAGCGGTTAAATCCGTTACCGTAATGAGCTGATACAAACGCATGATGATCTTTGCATGTAATTGTTCCGGCTGGTTCATTAATAGAAACATTCTTGCTTTCGGGGTGTCCACTGAACTGTTTTGAAAGAAAGCATACCTGTGCAACTCCCAGTCTGTTTTGCGTAGCTACTACCGGGCATGGTTCATCAATCCCAGGAGCATTGTATTTTCCAGTCCGACTCATGGAATTATATTTGATAAGAAAAGCATCTTTGCCTCCGGCTACAAATTTTATCAGGCCGGCATAGATACGTTCCATTGTCTTTTCAGCAAGTGGCTTCTCACGAAAAATACTTGTTCCTTCATCGGAAAAATCCAATATCTCTTTAACCGGGCGCCACTTTTCCAAACGACCAAACATATCTTGTTTACCGTTTTTACAGTGAGTAGGTTGCGGAAATACTATCGGTAATCCATTTTTAGCAAATATACCAAAGAAGCGTTTTCGAGTAGTATATGCACCATAGTCGGCAGCATTGAGAATACGGAAATCAAAGTTATAGCCATACTTTCTTACGTTGCGTACCCATCTTTGATAAAGTCTACCTTTATCCATACTGATAGGCTTTCCGTTTTCGTCCATATCACCCCATGACATAAACTCCTCAACATTTTCAATTTGGATATAATCCGGATTAATAGTTTCAATGTAACGAAAAAGATGTTCTGCCAGTGTCCGACTGTCAGCATCACGTGGCTGTCCGCCTTTTGCTTTGCTAAAATTAGTACACTCCAAAGAAGCCCAAAGAACTAAGTGAGCATCTGGATATAGTTGTTTCATTCGTTGTACGTGCGCTACTAGAGCTGATAGTTCCAGTGTGCGTATATCTTCAGTGAAATGCATTGCCTCCGGGTGATTGGCTGCATGACTAGCGATCGCATTAGTATCGTGATTTACGCAAGCGATAATCTTTGCGCACTGTTCACCATTTATTCTCGCTGATTCTACTCCAGTGGACGTTCCTCCGGCACCACAAAATAGATCGACGTATAGTAGATTTATATTATTCATTTTAGATTTTGTTTATTAATACTCATTTGACATTCTCTCAACTTTTTGAGCAGGAATCTGCCGGGCTGGTTGATGCCGCCTTTTTTAATTTCGGCAATCAGCTTTTTACATTCTTCGAACAGTGTCGGGTCTTGGATATATAGGCGAACTGAATCAGCATCGGATTTTGTCAGGTTCATTAGCAGAAAAACATACACAAAGTAGTTTTCATGAGACATCACCCTTATTTGTCCTTCACGCTCCATTCTTTGTAGATTTTGGATGATTATATAGAAGTCACACATTGAGGGGTTGTCTAACCATTGCTTGATGAGCCCCGTGCCGATAGATGATTCTTTACCGTTTTCGGCAAGGCGCATAGCTTCCCATACGTCATTTTCTGTTATACCCGGTTTACCACGCAATTCTGTCTTAATATCAAAATATTTTTCAGAAGAAGGAGACGAAGTTATTCTTCCTCCTCTGTCCGACGAAACGAGCCCGTTAGGGGGAGTTTGAGGAGGTATTTTCTTTTCTTTTATTTCCTTTTCTTTTATTTGTGTACTTTCTGCGGAGTTTTTGGGCTTTTCTTCGGAAGAAATGCGTTTATCTTCGGAAGAAATAAGGTTAAACTCTGAAAATTCACACTTTCTTCTGCAATCATCACATATTCGTTTATAGCGTTCTTGTATTCCGATTGAAGTGAGAACTTTTTCCTTATCAAAGAGTTCTTTAGAAAACAACCCTAGTGCCAGGCAACATTTGACGACCTCCTGTATATACGCTTCTTCAAAACCGGTTTGTTCCGATAATATGAAGGGCAACTCTTCGTCCCACAACATGTAATACCCATTCTTATAGATAAGACAAAGCAGGAGAGCATATACAGTGACAGCCTTGCCACGCTGGTACTTGATCAGTTTCCTTATTTTTATGTCCTGAAAAAAGTCAACATCAAAAGGGAAATAGTCGAGCCCTTTTTTTACATTTCGTCCCATAATTCTGCATTTTTTAGAAACTCATCCACCTCACGAATGAAATCATCTAGCGAATGGCATACAACATATTTGTATTCTCTGTTTTCACAGATCATCTTTTGCCATTGTTTTTGCGATGGGGATTGATAGCCACCTTTCTTTTTCATTTCAATGAGTAGCGCACCGTAATCACGATTGCTTTTCAATAGGATCAGGTCGGATACACCGGCTATTACACCCTCGGCTTTAAGTTTTGATGCTGTTACAGCATCACGTCTACCACCATTTGGTACGGCGAATAGTCGACCTTTCAACTTCGGATACCTCAAATTGAAGTATTTTACACAAGCGCATTGTATGCGGTGTTCCTCATCGTTATGTTTTTGCTTCTTTTTTTGTTTTCTTTCCTTTGAGAGCATCTCTTCCAATGTCATGGCTGTTTTCATTTTTAGGTGTAACAATGGTGTCCTTTCCTGTTTTGTCGACTACGACTTTCTTTCCTCCAACTGTTATTGTTGTCTTACAACCTTCAGGAAGTGATTGGATGAAATTGCGTACAATAGGGGAGTTGGCATTTTCGCTGATGGTATCTGTAATGGATTCTTCGGCAGAATACGGGTAAACATCCATGATAGCGGTTTCGGAAACAGATGCAATTTGATAATCTGCCATTGTTCCCTTCATGCCTTCGTCCAGTTTCTTCACTGCGTCACGTAAGTCGGCAGCCTGTACCAATACTTGTGTCGAAGTCTTTTTTTCCGCACCGCTTTTATCATCCAGTGTGATAAAAAATAGTTTGCACTTGAACCAGCGGTCGGCACTCGCTTCGTCGCTAGGGAAGAGTTCGCTATAGTTGGCACGTTTAATGTCTGATATAGTAAATTCTCCAGAGATAAATGGGGTCATTTCTTCGATGATCCGTGCTTCGGCTTCTGTAAAGCTAAGTGCATCGACAAGATAAGGTTCTGTAACTTTCTTGTTCATTCCATTTTCCATTACTCTTTCGTAACGGATTTTACATTCAAACCATGTGTGCATCATAAATTCATTCGAGCTTTAAGTTGTTTACTAATGATGAGCTTGGCAGAGCGTTGAGCTGGAATAACAACTGTTGTTCCCTTGCTAATATTCCGTGCTTTCTTTCTTTTGGAGGTGTGTGCCTTAATTGTGGCAAAACCACGGATATAAACACTCTCACCTCTACAAAGAGAATTTTCAATAGCATCAAAAACGCAATCTACGGCTTGAATAGCTTGTGAACGACTAATAGTCGTATTGTTGATGACGTGTTCAACGATTTCAATTTTTTTCATTGCTGTATTTTTATTAAAATGGTAAATCACTTCCGTTAGGTCTACAATCCTCAATTTTGTACTGAGTATCTTCAATTGATTTTATTGTACATAAAACGTATGCTTTCTTCTTAAGAAGAGTAGCAAGTCTTTTCGCTTCATTTTCGGCGCTTTCCAAATTCTCATGTTTGTAGGTAGGAGTGGCGCATCCTTCTACAAATACCATATAAAATTCATCCATAGCTCTATTTAGTTATTTATAAATAGCTCGCATTTCCCGTTAATTTGGTTTTCCTCTGCTACTGTTTCGACCTTGTAACTCGTACTGCCAACGCAAGCAAGACTAACGAGGATAGATGGTATCTTAATGTTTGTCGATGTTGGCCATCTGTTCCATTCCAAACTTACTGATTACTACAAGGTGTTTACGGGCTATTTTATTTTACTTCTATTCTAATTGTTTTAAATAATATTTGCACTTGAATCCTTTTCGTGGTGAAAAGTCGGCAAAATCACAAGATTTAAATATTTGATGTTTGTTAGCCCACTTGTGCAATATCCTTTTCGTATAATGTTGGTTTGCGATCATTATTAAAGTCTCGGTATGGTTGTACAAAAGGTGAGATTCCCAACTCCTTAAGTCGGTTTAACCGATATATATCTTGTTCAATTGTTGAGTTAAAGCCGACTAGAACATAGCAAGACAAATTACGAGGTTTGATATATTTAGTCACTTCTTTTAGCTTTTCAGTAAGGTCAATATCCGGTAAATCCCAAGCAATGTGGATTCTTCTTTTCAATTTCAACTTACTCAAGTAAAATGCTTGCTCCTCATTCATGATCCTGACATCAACACCATGGAAATTAACCATTTGTCCAGCTTTTATAAGATAGTCAATAGCTTCTTTCCATCTCGGGTTTGCAAAGAAGTTGTTGTCTAATACTTCTATCCATTCTCCCTTGGGATTCAGGTCTACAGGGTGGACGGACCGGATGTAGCCCTCTTTTTCCCGAACCAGACAAAATGGGCATTTCCGGATACAGCCTCTTGAAAAGAACTGAATAGAAAAATGATATTGTGGATAAATGGAATAATCCATGAGTGTGCTACAAGATATTTCAAATGGAAGCTTCTTATGAATATCATAACCGGTTCCTCCTTTTTCGATAATATCAGCTTGTAATGTCATATAATTAAAGTCTGGAGTGAAAGTAAACACTTTGCTCGCTAGAACTTTATCATATCTGTTGAAAGGAGTAGCCCATTCTACTTGATCGCCTTTTGCCTTATGATATGCAGAGGCACGCATAAGAGCGAAGTTTGGAAAGTTATGACCGTCAACGTCTATTAATCCAATGTTCATTACCTATTGTTTTAAATTATTATTCACCCAGCATCGTATTATACATCGCACGCTTCAAATCCGGGCGCCAGGCAAGACAAGACTCTTGCGGATCGCAGAAGATGTCAATCAGACATTCGGCGGCGGTAACAACGCGCTGCCAGTTGCTGCATCCGCATAATCTCATTCTGCGTTTAATAAATTCGTATAAGACAAGACGGTTGTCCACTTCATCCTCATCACAGTATTCTTCCTCGGCTATTTCTTTACGGATGGCAAGAAGTTCCAGTTTATCCTCGTTGTCATCATCCCACTCTGTCCAGCTTTCCTCATTACTCCACCTATTATTGAAGAGTTCCTCCATCGGAGAAAGCAGATTGTATACTTTCTCAAAGTCATTCTTGGATGCTTTTGCTATTGTTATTTGATGTGTTGCCATATTATTTTTATTCTTGATTTGAATCGGTAGATAGAAGTAAGACGATAGCTGCAATGGCAAAAGTCATTCCTAAGATGGCATACGTATATGACTTAGATGATTTGGATTCTAAGGCAAAATGAAAGTTCAAAGCAAAAAGGATGACATTTAAAACCACAAATATTATATCGAAATAGATTCTCATATTACTTTATTTACTGGTTACTACTAATTTTTTATTCAGTTTTTTTATTAGTTGTCTTATTACCCATGCGCGACATACATTACGTTGTCCGGGGTGATTGTCATACATTCTTGCAGCGTCATCAAGATATTTGATAATTTTCTGCATATCTGTTTTGCATACTTCCATTATCCTGATGCTGTTAAGAATGATTTGACCAATTCATTGAAATACATTTCATCGGTCGGAATATCATCGTCAGAGTTCATAATCTCGGATGCGATGGATTTCTTACGGTGAATAAGAGAGTATATCGTATGGTCGATTGTACCACGACCAAGCAGATAATAACAGGTTACATTGTCCTTTTGCCCTATACGGTGTGCACGGTCTTCACATTGACAGCAATCTGCATATGTCCATGCAAGTTCAATGAAGGCTACATTTGAGGAAGCTGTGAGTGTGAGACCAACGCCGGCTGCTTTAATGGAACAGATGATGAGCTGCACATTTGGGTTGTTTTGGAAAGCATCCACAGAAGCCTGTTTGTTTATTGCGCTATCGCGCCCTGTAACCGTGACGGCTTTCGGAAATACCCTTTGTAGTTCATCCACAATCTCATGAAGCGAGCAGAACACAATCAGTTTTTTGCCACTGTCAAGGAATGTCTTGATAAAGTCTACAGCTTGTGCTATTTTACCTTTGGTGGCCAAGGAACGAAGCGTCATGAATCTCACAAGTGCTTCCATACGCATCTTGCGGCGTATTTCCCAATCTGTACATTCTGTATATTCCTGTAGGTATGTAGCGAGATCGGAAGCTGCAAGATTATATTCGGCACTGTTGGATATATCGACATATAGGTCTACTCGTGTTTTATCAGGTAGCTGGGGAAGTACCTTTGCTTTTTCACGGCGTATCATGCAAGTATCATAGAGTTGCCGAGATAGTTCGGAAAGTGGTACAGCCGGTTCTGCATCCTTGTCTTTTGGGTCAGTGCAATAGTCAGCTATGAATTTTCCGCGACCGCCAAAGTCGTTTAATCTGTTCATGATAGAAAGTTGTGCTATCAAATCCTCCGGACGGTTGACAACGGGGGTACCTGACAGGAGTATTATCCATTCCTTGCCAACAGACAAACCTTTGGTAAAGATTGTTTGCTGTGCAGACGGGTCTTTCACACGATGGCTTTCGTCGATGATGATTGACTTGAACATTTGTATTTGAGGACAGAATACAACATCTTTAAGACGGAACTGCTTACTTTCCGCTTTGATGTCCCAAACAAAATATTTGCGCAAACTTTCGTAATTTACCACTGCTACCTGATGCACTCCCATAGATAACAAGTAATTCCATGTCGTACGTACAGCATTGTCAAGAACGACCGCTGATTTATCCGTGAATTTCTCGAACTCGCGTTGCCAGTTGATTTTGAGCGAGGACGGGCAGATAACAAGACAAGGATATGCATTGGCTGTATCAACAATGCCGATACTTTGCAATGTCTTTCCTAATCCCGGTTCGTCACCGATAATAAGACGGCGGTGTTCCAGTCCATAAACTATACCTTCACGTTGGTAGTCGTATGGTTCAACGCGCAGATGATGTTTGAGTCTGTTCATTGTATTTCCATCCATTAAGTTCATAAACACGTTTCTTTGCTTTCTCACGGTCGTAGAAGATTGGCTCGTTAAGTACCGGAGAGGCTGACTGAAAATTATCTGTTACCTCTGTATAGCGGTATATACGGAATCCTCGTCCGTGTGGAGAGTAATGATATTGTCCTACCTGTGGTTTCATTTGAATTCTTCTATTTCTGTGATTAAATCATCTTTGTCAATTCCTTTGATGTACTTATTGAGAACAAGGTCAATGCATTGGTTATAGAACCTCTCAAATTCGTGTTGTTCCATGGCGGCAAACGATATACTGAGATACTCTATTTCATGTTCACCATATTCGTTGAGAGTGTTAGTGAAGTAGCCAAGGTCACGTTTGAATCTGCGAAGCATATCCTGTTCATTATGTATATGCCATTTTTCGACTAATGGTAGGGGCAAATTGTCGAAAGTAAGGCGTACCAAAGCGAAAAACTTCTTGTGGTGCTCATAATTGCGGGGATTGCTAACCTTACACTTGACTACATTACCAATCTTCAAGTGTTTCTTTAGTTCGAGGTCTGTATTATACAGAGGAACTAATCCATATTGAGTTACTTTGCAATATATATCCATTGTTAATTGTCTTGTGGAGTTAAACACCAGTACTGGAAAGCCAATTCTTCATATTTCTCGCGTCCACGGTTGTAGACCTTATCATCCCGATTGATGAACTTCTTGAATACTTTGCAGTTCTTTTTGCTGATAGCATAAATGAAATCACGGTTGGAACCTGCAATGTCCATATACCAAGCACGACTCCTGTCCCAATCGAAGAAGTCAATCGCTTCTTCAAACTGTTGCTGTGTTGAGGCAAATGTGGTTTTAAGATCACCGCCGAAAAGACCGAGCCACCAATCCCACTTACATCGTGTATCAAGTGAAAAGGGGAAACCACAATAAGTAAATTGTTGTTGTGTGTTTACCATGAAACGCTGTGTTTCGGCATAACCAAGCACTTTAAAAAGGAACTCATCGCGGCGTGCTTCCATGCGAAGTGCCTTCTGCATTTCTTGTGCATGTCGGAACTCATCTTCGGTATATTGTTCATCATCTACTGTTAGGCGGTAGTAGTCTACTCGTGCTGGTTCGGTAATAATTGCATCTACCAGCGAGCCGAAACGAAATGCAGCTTCTTTATCACCGAATTGCATCCGAGGATGGAGAATGTTTTTTAGTTCAGTGAGGTCAGAGTTACTAACCTCACTACGATTGTAATATGTATCGGGATTGTGACTCATGGTTACTTTGCTTTCACATCGTCAATATATTGTACACTCTCATTTTCAATATAGACACTATCCTTGTTAGCCAGTTTTTCACAGAACGTAATTTGTTTCTTGAATAACTTACTCAACTCTTCAACCGAAAGTGTGCACCCTTCTTTACTCCACCACATTGAGAGTATTGGCATGATACCTTCAGGGTTAAGTAACTCTATCTTTTGAGTGACTTTTACTTTGGGCTGATAATTCTGCATAGAAGCCTGTTCAGAAAATAATCCGTTCATTTCAGCTTGCTGGCGTGCCATTTCCGCCTTTTGCTTTTCTTCCTCTTCTTTGCGTTTGCGTTCTGCCTCTCGCTCTTCGGCTTCCTTGCGTTGGCGTTCTTCCATTTCAGCTTTGACACGTGCAGCTTCGGCCGCATCAGCTTGTGCCATGCGTTCGAGGTTTGCTTTCTTTGAGGGCAGACGGTCAAGAATGAAATCCTTGTTGTCTTGGATTTCTGCAGTGTATTGTTCGGTAAATTGCTTACCAAGGCGTTCCTTTGTGTCAGTTTCAAATTGTCGAAGCTCGTCTACCGAAATATTGGCAGGTATACGGATGAGAGTCTGAAGATTATGTAACCAGTCAGCAGGAAGAGAAACCGAAAAGTTCTTTACCTCACTGTACACTGTGTTATAGTTCTCGAGCGTAACACTGTTATCCTTTGTAGTGAGCCAATTGATGGATTGATTGAGATATGTTTGGAATTGTGCCTTAAAATCCCCTTCAATGTCTTGTCTCAATTTTATACGGGCTTGTTCCGCTTGTTGACGTTTGTACTCTTCCTGACGGCGTTTTTCTTCTTCGGCACGTTTCTTTGCTGCATATTGGTTACGGTATTGTTGGAGTTTATAGGGGATAGTATCAACTTTGGTTGGGTCAATAGCATTCTCTATTACCGTAAACTCTCGACGGATGTCATCAAAAAGTTTTGTGACAGGCGAACGTTTCTCGTTCATTTTCCTGACTGTTTTACGTGCTTTTTCAATGAAAAGAGCTGCTTCTTTGTCAATTTCGTCCGTCATCCCACCATTAGCTGTAATAGTATTGAGTATGGATTGTCCGGCACTGATACATCTTTCACATGACAGTTTATTGTCATTATATGATTGTGGAGCAGCAGACACTATGGTTTGTATATTTTCCTGCTTGATGATTGCTAATTCTGAAGACATATGTACAATGTATTAAGGTTAGAAAGTATCATCGTTATCTCCTTGACTTGCTGGGTCAATAGTTACCCCTGCCGACATGTCAGGTTGAGGCGCGAAATGCTGCTCTTCTTGCTTTTCCTGTGGTTCGGGTTGTGTGGTATCGATTCCACTGTAAGGATCGAAACCTCCTTGCGGGGTTTCAATGATGTCGGATTCCATGACGGAACCTTTACCGATATTGATTTTAGGATAAGTCTTGAAAGCGTGTTTGATGCATTTGGCAATGAGGAAGCCGGTATCAATCTGCCCATTGATATTGTAGAGTGCATTGCTTTTCACTACAGTTTCTCCGGTGCGGCGGTCTTTATAGGAATTTTGTTTCTCTGAATAACCTTGTAACCGTTTCCAGTCGGTTTCTGTCATAACAGAATAGTCAATTGACCCATCTGCACGTGTGATTTTGACAAAGCAAGCAACAATACGGTCGCTTTTGCGAGGAAATGCAGACATATAATTGACAATCTTCACTCCGTTCTTCTCTCCATATTCAAAACTATCTCCGTCATAGACGATAACTGGATTGTCGGCATGGCGTATTTGTCCAACTTTTGCACGCAGTGCCAGCTCTCCATATCCGGAGATAGCGAGGCTGCATACTTTCTCCCAAACTTCTTTGCCGTTTGAATCAACTCCTACTTTGCAGTTACGGGTAAGAAGATAACACAGTGCTTGCGCACCAGGAGCCAATGTGATACCTTTGACAGCAAGGTCAATAAACGCATAGAAGATAGATGTTCCGGAGCATAAGCGCAACTCATCTTTGTCGCGTAACTGCTGGTTGAAGTAAATAGCTTCACGTTCATAGACGTTTTCTCCTCCTTCTTTCCAAATGGAATTATACACGCTGATAAACTGGCTACGTACACGTTCATTGCGTATTACGTCAATTGCTTTCATTTGTTGCAATTCTTTGGCCAATGAAATAGCATTGCTCATAATTAATAATTTAAAAGGTTTATAATACAGTTTGCTTTTGTGACCCGAAGCAGATTTGAACTACTACTTTCAGTTGATGTGCTACCATTACACTATCAGGTCTGATTGTCACTTGAAATAATCTTGTTTCTTCTGTTGAAGAGCGCGTAACTCTACTGTGCGATATTCAACTTTGCCCGGACGCTTACAGGGATTTATTTTACCCTGTTTGCGCCATCTATCCACATTACCGCGACCGAACATTGCGTATGCTTGTCGCTGACTAACCATTTCGGGGTCGTTGCGTGTGTCAGCAAGCATTCGAACCACTGATGTAGCAACATCGTGGATGAATGTGTCATAAGTGACAGATTTATCTGTGAAATCAAGTGTGAACATAGAGTGTTACTTTCTTTTATTATTGTGACAATGCATCGTAATATTGTTTATTGGCCATATATTCATCGGCTATTTGGCGGTCGGTGCATCCATTACCGAGTTTCAGATATATAGCCTCGTATGCCTCTTGTGGCATAGCATAAACTATTTGTTCTGTACGATCAGTGGTACCTGCTATACCAAGTAAGCAGAAGAACATAATGAAGCCTGCTACAAAAACGACGATTTGTTTAGTGACTCTGTTGAAATTCATATGATATCATTTTAATCGGGTTACTGTTATGGTGCGTTTTTCGCGATCAGTCTCTGTTTGATACTTGCGGTCGAGAATTAACCCGAGGTCAGACGCCTGGGCACGCACACTCTTGGTTTTCGCTATGGGGAAAGTAATCTCTCCGCCTACTTTCAAATCCGTTAAAGCTGGACGTACTTTTACTTGATTTTCTGCCATTTTCTTTGAGGTTTATGGTTTATTGTTTAACTTTATGCTGCAAAGATAATCAATCTACTTGATTGTAAGAGTAAGTATACTGATTTAACAAGTAAATTAACTATTATTAAAACATGGAGACCATAAACGACAGGCTGCAATGGATTGTCAATGAAAAATTTGATGGTAATAAAGCTGCTTTTGCAAAAGCCATTGGAATCGTGCCAACAAGTATATCTAATTATTTAGGAAAGCAAAGAGCGTCTAAACCTTCCGTTGATATGATTGCTAAAATCGTCAATGTACTTAATGTGGACGCTCGTTGGCTTCTCACAGGGGAAGAGACAGCAAAAGTTGAGCAAGTTTTAACTCATGGTGATTTCTCACCGGCTTCAATCCATGGGGATGCGGTGAATGGCAACATGGATATTGCTGTTTTGCAAGAAAAAGTGAAACATTTAGAGGAACTTCTTGCAGAAAAAGAAAGATTGATAAGTGTTTTGATGGAACGGAAATGA